CGGATCCGGATCCGGATCAGATCCGGATCTGAGGAGCGCACCGGACGGCGCGTCAAGAAGACTGATACTGCGGTACGTGAGGACGTCCAGCTCCCGCCGGATCCGACTCGACCGCCCGGTCGCAACGCGACGGGCTAGGTCGGCCTTACGTGCGAGGTCGGTGTGGTGAAGGGCGTCATCGACGCCGACCCCCCACCCCCCTTCAACCGGGGTACCCACCTCCGACCCCCCAGCCTCGGCCGCGCACCGCGCGGTCGGGCCCCGGTCCGGAGGGGTCCAGTCGCCGCGTTAGCGGCGCGTCGACCCCTCAGATTCGGTGCCGATTGAGCTAAGACCGCGCACACACACAGCATCGTGAAGGCCGCAGAGCGCATGCGGGGCGCGCGCCGCGATGCTCTCGCCGGGAGTCCTCCGGATCCGGATCCGGACGCGCGGAGCGGCAAGACGCGCGCGGACGCGGTGGACTGTCGATGCGGCGCAAATTGCGGGCGTTGACCCGGACCGGCCCCGGACAGGTAGGAACGGATCCCAGGCGCGGACAGGATACGGACGCCTCGCCGCGAGTCTCGGCTCTCCGCGACACGGCAGTTGCGCCAATCCCACCTCCGGATCGCGCTAGTGCTCTCCGGAGGTGGCGTTTCGACGCGCTGTAGCTCTCTCCCAGGCAAGCGTCCCCAGGGAGCGTTGGTCCGGCTACTCGGCGGCGTCCGTGCGGCGGCGCCGGACGCGCTCTAGCGCGGCGGCGTACGCAGTCCGGCAGCAAGACAGCGCCATGGCCACGATCGCCTCTCTGGCTCGCTCCCGGCGCGTCTCGGGAGCATCTGCGGCTAGCGTCTCAAGCGCGGCTTCGGTCTCTGCGTCCAAGCGCAGGGAAAACATTTCCCCCGTCGCGCCGTGTGGGCGCCGAGGACGTCCCACCCGTGGGCCCGCACTGGCGTCTTGCCGCACCGTCTTCCGCAGCTCGCTTCGGCCGATTTTGACGCCCTTACCCTTCCTACTCGGCATTGTCGGAGTACTCCTTGTAACCCGATGCACAAAAGTCGTCCCACAGTCCCACTTTCACAAGTCCCTCGACTTCGTGTTCCATGTTCCCGAAAACGGTCCGCCCGTAGATGGACACCTTCGTCGACAGTCCGAACGAGACTTCGACCTTGAAGCCCGGATAGATGCTCTCAAGCTGTTCGACGAGATACTCCGGATAGTGGGCAGCCTCAGGAAACTCGGCGTCGCCTTGATACTCAGTCGTCACGACGTTGATTCTCTTCTCAGTCTTCATGTTCGTTTCCTCCCTCGCGCCGCCGACGAGGTGTCGGCGGCGCGCAGTAGGTGGCGAACTAAGCGCCGCGGCAAGCGCGGCACTCCCCGCACTCGCAAACAACTCTGTCGTCATAGCTTCTCACCGCTTCCCATGCGCCTTGCAGCGAGTAGGGATCGAAGTCCTCGCCGAGTGCCGCTTCGTCCGTGTGGACGCCGTTGGGATCGTTCCATTGAAGCCAAGCGGCGACGTCCTCGCGTGCGCTGTCTGCGGTGAGAAGCGGCGGCAGTCCGTCGCGGTAGCGACACTTCTCTCGCCCCTCGTTCGCGCGGTCGGCAAGCTTCGCGCGCTCCGCCCGTGGCATGGTGAGAGGCGCAGCGGGAACCCACTTGAGTCCGCTCCGCGCATGCAGTGGACACTCATCATCCTCGCATCCGTACTCTTCAGTCCACCGTTTCTGCGGACACGTCGTGCCGCAGTCGCGACACACGTCGTGCCACACGCTCAAGTGCGGCGTGTGCTCGCACGCGACAGGTTCGAGCGCCGCGCGCGCCACGAACGCGCCACACGCGCAGTCCACCCGCGTGCATTCGCCGTCATCATTCGCGGCGTGCGCGCTATCCGGATGCCCACACCGACAGGGATTCACTCCCACACCTTGACGTCGTAGGCGTAGTCAAGATCGGCTTGGCTCATGTTCTTCTCCGGCCCCTGAACGGACGCCGTGGCCGCGTCCATCCCACCGACACCGAAGGTATCGTTCAGCAGCCGCAGAACCCGCTGGCAGTCGTTAGCCGTCGCGAGGCGCGCGAGTTCGTCCGCGCCGATCTCCCGAACGAGTTCGTCGATAGCTTCGCCGCACCAACCCTCCGCGTCCGCGTCCGGCGCGACGTCCTCGTAACCATGGGCCGCGAGATAGGCGCGGACCATTGGCCAGTCCGTCTCACGCGGGTTACCGAACAAGATGTTCTCCACACACTCCAGAACCGTATTTGTTTCCATACCCCCTTTGTACCGCGCTTTCCCCTCGTTTGGGAACTCCCGAAACGGACAATCGACCGACACGCCGCGCGCCGGGCGTCCTCGAGCGCCGTGACGTGCGATTTATCCCTAGCCTAATCACGGACTTCTCAAATAGATGATTTAAGAAGTCCGACAATGCGGCGCCTTTCGCTACTGTGGGGACTCAGCAACTCACACGAAAGGTTCTCCCCCATGCTCGATTACGCTCTTTTCGCTACTCTCGCTGTCTCGGCGGTAACGTTCCTCTACGGCGTCTGCGGCGCGCTTAGCGTGTGCCGCAAGTGACTACCGTCCTCGGCTTTCTCGCCGGTTTCGGTCTCGGTAGCGTCGTCACGGCACTTGTGCTGGCCATCAACGCGTTGGTGAGCAAGTGACCCGTCTTGTCCTGTGTCTACTCGGTCTCTGCGCGACCATGGGCGCGATTCAGGTTGGCGCGACGTTCGCCATCATGGCGGCGCTCAAGTGAAAGGCCCCAACGGTTTCGTGGCCTATGAAGGCCCGTCGACACTCGACGGCGCGCCGATCGTTGTGATTGTCACGGGCCTCAACCGTCCGTCGAAAAACGGGAAAACAGGCGCCATGCTCCAGTCTTACATCCTCCGTTCGGACGTCCATCCGTCGGAGGCACTCAAGTCCGGCGAGGACGTCTCAATCTGCGGCGGATGCACGATGCGGCCAACGCTCATGCCGGACTATCGCGCCGGAGCCAAGTCCGGTTACACACGCATCGTCCGTCGATGCTACGTCCGGATGGAGTCGGTCGGCTCCGTGTGGCGCTGCTACAAAGCGGGTAACTACCCGCGCCTCACGAACGGATCCTACGCGTGGTTCAAAGGGAACGGATGGATCGGCACGCGGAACGTCGACTTGATGGAGGGGAAAATTTTGCGACTCGGCACGTACGGTGATCCTGCCGCCGCGCCTCTCGACGTGTGGGCGCCTCTCGTGGCCGCCGCCAAGTCGCACACGGGTTACACTCACCAATGGCGCCTGCCGCACGTCGCGCCTTACGCCTCCATTCTCATGGCCAGCGCGGACAGCGCCGCCGACCGTGCCGATGCGAACGCGGCAGGTTGGCGGACGTTCCGTGTGCTCACCGCGACGGACGCGGGCAATGAGGCGCTGGGCGCGCGTGAGATCAGTTGCCCGGCCTCCAAAGAAGCGGGCAAGGTCGCGACGTGCGAAACCTGCCGCCTGTGCGCGGGAACGTCGCGTCCGGCTAAGGACATCGCGATCATTGACCACTCGTCCTCCGCGCTGGGCGCGCGCCGCCGCAGCCTCAAGCTGCAAGTGATTCAGGCGGCCGCCGCCGCCGCGGCCTAACCCGCGCTCTGAAAAATTCGGCCGGCGAGCTGCGTGCGCAGCTGCGCGGCCGCACGCAACCTCGGGCGCCTCGCGTCCGATGAAAGGCAAAGGTCCGCATGCTGGTATCCCTGTTGTATGAGGGGAAACGTGTGCTCACAGCACTCGCACGGTCGGCAATCGTCCGTGTGCCGTCGGCTGCGCACGCGTTCGTGGAACTACGTGCGGCTGATGGCGCGATCGTCGCGGTCATACGACTGTCGCGCCGGGAGGCGCGCGCGCTGGCGGACGCGCTGGTCACGCAGCTCGGCCGGCGGGAATAAGGGTCTTGCTGTCATTGATAGCAGGGGATACTATCCCTGCGTTCAAAACCGGGGGGCCGGGAACCTGGGCGCCTGAAAAATTTGGGGAGCTGCGCCACCTGGGCGGGCGGAAAGGGGGGAGCATGCCGCACAACAATCAGTACAACACGCGACAGTCGCGGCTAGCCCGCCTGTCGGTGGTAGCCGTCACTTCCGACGAGCGCCGCGTGGTGGATAAATTTTGCGCGCGGTACCGGCTGTCCATGGGCCAGGTGGTCCGAGCTGCGCTGGTCTGCGCCGGGGTGCTGGAGCTCGACAGTTTGCGGGGGGACATCCCCCCCGAGCTGGTTTCGAACATCGAAAAATTCGGACGACTCGCAACGGGGGAGGACTGACATGGACGACCTGGCAACCCTCATCGAGGAATACCGGCAGGCTGAAAAAATTTGCGCAGACCGGCGGGCGCAGCTGCTCCGCCTGCTCACGCCGGCCGGGCTTGACGCAGTCAAGGCGACGAACGGCCCGGCTCGGGTGTGGGTGCGCACGCCGGGGCACCCGAACTCAGCCACCCACCGCGAGCTGGTGCTGGCGATGGACGGCCCCATCGATGCCAAGCGGGTGGCGACGGCGGCGGGGACAACCCCGGCCACGGCGAGGGCGGTGCTGCGGCGGTGCTGCGACGACGGCGACATCCGGCGCACCGGGCGCGGGCAGTACGAGGTGGTGAAAAAATCCCGCGCCGGTAAAAATTCCCGACGCGGGTAAGTGGGCGGGTGCGACCGGACGGTTGGAGCGATGACCACACGGCACCGCGGGAGCCCACCCGGTCACTCGGTCCAGATGCCGCCCCACCTGGCAGTCCGCTCCCGTAGTCACGCGACCGGCGGGGCGTTACGTGCCCCCAGCCAGGTCAGCCAGTCCGCGGTGGCCATCGGCCCGTGCTCGAGGTGGGCCGGGCTGAAGGGCGGTAACTGCACATGTGGGCGCTCGAACGACAGCGTCTGTAGCCCCTCGGCGTTGGCCATCGCCGACATCCTCGCCCACATGCCGTGCTCCGGTTCGTCCCAGGTCCAGGCGTTACCGACCCGGAACACGAGGTCGACCGCCAGCCCGTACTGGTGAGCGGACTCGTACGCCCGCGCCCGGGTCACGGTCCTCCCGTAGTCGAGGCCGAGGGGGTCGCGGCCCCGCTCGTACAGGATGCTCTGGCGCATGGGGCTCCTCGCGGTCTCGAACACCGACAGCGGGATGCCCGCGGCGGCCAGCTGGGCCATGAGGGCGAGGAGCCGGGGGAGGAACCGGCGGTCGAGCCACTCCAGCCGCGTGATCCTGTCGCTCACCCTCCGCCGCCCACCACCTGGACCGGCACCACCCGGGTGATGGTCGCCGTCGCCGCCTCGATCTGCGCGACCTTCACCTTCGACCGGGACATGGAGTACCCGATGCTGGCGCCGGCGGAGGCCACGGCCAGCGCCGCCTCCACCCAGGTGGGCGGGACGACCACGCCAAACACGCCCAGCACCATCACCGCGGGCGTGATGAGGTGGGCCCAGAACTCCGAGGTCCACCACCCCGGCCTCACCGGCACGGTCGAGGGGGGCGGGGGCATCATGGGGTCGGTGGACATGGCTCGGCTCTCTTTCTCGCGGCGGTTTGCTGCAGGTACTGCTGGTGGAGCTGGTCGTGGACGTGGCAGAGGTACTTCGACCGCGTGGGCCGCGGGCACTTGATGCAGAGCTCGGCCTTCGCCCGCTTACGCCGCCACTTCCTCGCGCTGGTGGCGGCGGCCTGCTTGCGCCACTTGCAGGTGCGGACCCGGCGGAGGTAGGCCACCCGCTCCCGGTGCTCCCGGCACCACGGCGTGTCCTCGTCGAGCGGGCGCACACACGCGGTGGAGTACACACACTGTCCCGCCAGCTTGCGGGCCAGGTACGTCGCGCGTGTCACCTGCGACTCCACGCAGGCGTGGGCCCAGGACGCTCTGGCTTGCGCTCTGTTGCGTTTTCCCTGCCGGCCCGGCCTCTCATGCCGGCCGGCAGCGGGACGAGCGTATCGGGGCCCTCCTGCTCTCCGCGGCGGCGGTAGTACTCCGCGTATTCCTGCCAGTGCGCCTGGTCCTGGTGGTGGCGGAGGATGTCGAGGCGGCAGTCTGTGATGCCGGCGGCACCCGGCTGCATCACCCGGTAGCGCGCGCGGGAGGCCGCCTCCTCGTCCGCTGCCTTCCGGGCGTTCCCCAGGCACACCTCGACCATCTCGGCGTTGCTGATGGGCGTGGGGTCGCCCCAGTACTTCGTCGTGCCGGGCTTCGGCGCCTCTTCGATCCTCGCGGGCTGGTGGTAGTGCAGCACCACCGGCTTGGCGAGCTCGCGCAGCTTCGCCACCGTCGGGAAGTACTTGCACACCTTCAGCGCCTCGCGCCCGCCGGCGGCGAGCTTCTCCCACGGGATGTCCTCGAGCCCCACGAGGTAGGCGTCGACCATCAGGTCCGTCACCTCGATGCGGAACGCCGACCCCAGCGTGAAGAGCATCCCCCCCAACTGGTCGCGGAGGTCACTTCGTGCTGAAAGCATCGCGTCCTCCTCGCTCCATGAACCGCCGCACGGCATCCGCGCTGCGCGCCTCCTGGGCCGACAGCAGCGGGGCCTGCGATCGCTCGTCCTCCCAGCGCCTCTGGTTCAGGTACGTGGTCGGGTGCGGGATGTACGCGCCGCCCTCGCCGACCCACTCCGGGCTCTTCGTCTGCCAGGCCAGCGCCGCCAGGACCGTGGCCAGCTCGGGCTTCGCGCTCGCCCAGGCCAGCGCCGCCTCCAGCTTCTTGACCTTGCGGGGGTAGGCCGCCCAGAACACCAGGAAGTCCCCGCTGTACGCCGCCTCGACCTGGCGCCGCTTGGCCAGGGCCGCCCGGCTCATGGAATTACAACTCCTGATCCTGAGCTTCGAAGGGATCAGACCGGCCGGATCAGGCTCAGACCGGAACAGATCCAGAGATCCGGATAGAACCCCCCCTACCCCCCCATCAACCAGTAGGGTCGAATCGTCAACTAATAGGGTCGATTGTCGATTACCAGGGTCGTTTGACCCTGGTGATAGGGTCGTTGACCCTGGTGATTGATGGAGGTCGCTACTACCAGCAGGGCCGGCGGCCCCATTAGCAGGGTCAATAACCCTGGTCACCTTCTCGTCCGTGAGCCAGCGGGTGCCGCACTTGTAGCACCTTCGCCTACGCTCGATGACGTTGCCCACGGTGGGCCGGCTGTCGGTCACCGAGTTGCCCCTGGAACTGCAGCGCGGGCAGTTCACTTGACCCCCCAGGTCCGGTGCGCCTGGGTGGACAGCGCCCACCTCGCCCCGGCGCTGCCGGTGGCCAGCAGGCCGATCACCTCGGACAGGTTGTTGGTGCCGTCCAGCGCCGTCATCGGCTGGAGGTATCGGTGGAAGAACGTGGTCTCGCGGTCGAGCGCCGTGATCTCCTGCCAGCCCCAGCCGGGCCGCACCACCACCTTGAGCGTGTGCCCGGTGCGCTGGGGGTAGTTGAGCTCCTTGGGGCTCACCGTCAGCCAGTCGACGGGGCAGCCCTCGATGGCGCGCACCCCGCTGGTCTCCAGGTGGACGCGCATGCCGTAGGAGTGCAGGAGGTCCACGAGCGGCACGAGGTCGTGGTCGGTCGGCTCCCCCCCGGTGATGACCGCTATCCCGCTGGCCGCCATCTGCCAGGCCCGGCGGGCGAGGTCAGCTGCGGTCACCCGCTCGGTCATCTTCCACGGCGCCTCGTCGCACTCCTTGCGGATGGCGCAGCCGCTGACCGAGCAGCCGGCAAGGCGGATGAACACCATTGGATAGCCCACGAAGTGCCCCTCGCCCTGCAGGCTCTTGAACACGGCCGAGACGGGGTAGGCGTACGCCTGGGCGGCGCCGATGATGTCGTCGCTCATGTGGTCGCCTCGAGGAACGAGCGGAGCTGCGCCCGCTGCTTGCGGTGGAACCAGCCGCTGCCGTCGACCGAGACGGCGCCAGCTCGCTCGCACATGGCCAGCCGGTCGGGCCCGCTCACCCGCCCGACGTGGACGCGCCCCGGGAACCTCGCGCACCAGGGCTGGACCGCCGCCAGCTTGAACTGCGTTGAGCCGCCGATGAACAGCATGCACTCGTCGTCGGGGACGTCGTCGAAGGTCATCCCGTCCTGGCAGACGAACGCCGGCCGGAACCCGCGGGCCACCACCTCGCCGCGGTACTGGTGCCAGGACTCGATGGTCCGGTCACGCAGCATCATCACGTCGGGCACCGCGGCCCACACCGGCTGGGTGCCGGACCTGGCCGCCCAGTCCAGCAGCTTCATCCAGGGGGCGGGGTCGAACTCGACGTTGCGCTGCCAGCACCCGTAGGCGCCGTTGTCGAGGGCGTAGGGCAGGAAGGGGAAGGGCCCGCGCTGGCCACCTGGGGAGTAGAGGTGGCCGAGGCGGCCGACGTGGCGCCCGGCCATGTAGCCGAACTCCATGCTGGTGTGGTTCGAGACCATGACCATCACGTGCGTTGCCTGACGCCTCGGGCCAGCTGCTCGACCAGGGTCACGAAGGCGAACGCCGCACACTGCGGGACCGCGGCGTTGCCGAGGAGGCGAAGTTGCGCGGGTCGTGAAGTACGTCTGTCCATCCATCGGGAAACCCCATAAGGCACTCGACGAACCGCGGGTTCAGGACCATCCCACTCCCCGATGCGGTCGGGGCCTGGCGGGAAACGGTGGACGTACCCCGCGTCGCCGCGTCCGTCAGCGAGACCCCCGGCTTCGCCTTCGACCCGGGGAGGTTGCGCGACCCCGAGCTGCGCCCGTCCCCCGCCGTCGGGGTGGGCCAGCGCCTGGCCATCGTCCGCGCCACCTCTTCCTCCAGGTCCCCGTGGCCGCCGTTCGCCTGCCTGGCGTGCGAAGTCCCGCTCACCGTTCCCGGGTACGTCTTGACCGTTCGTCCTGCCCGCTCTGCCCGCGGCGTCGGCCACATCGAGCGCGCGACTCTCTCCGGAAGCGAGTCGTCTCCCGCCGGTCTGCGGTCGAGGTCGCGACAGCCCTTCCAGTCCCGGGCGAGTGGTGTAGGCCAGGAGGAAGAGTCGGTTGCGTCGGTGGGGAGCACCGACCTGGGCCGCGGAGAACAGACCCCACTCCGCATCGAACCCGAGACGGGCAAGGTCGGCCAGCACGTCACGCAGTCCGCTCGTCCGCAACCCTGGCACGTTCTCGACGAACACGGCGCGGGGGCAGAGAACCGCAACGACTCTTGCGAACTCGGGCCAGAGCCAGCGCGCGTCCGCGGTGCCCTGCTTCTTGCCGGCAACGCTGTGGGGCTGGCAGGGAAAGCCCCCGCAGATGAGGTCCACAGCTGGAGCTGCACCATCGATGTCCCTCACGTCCTCGTAGCAAGGCACCTCGGGCCAGTGGTGGCGCAGCACCGCGCGCGCCGCCGGGTCCTTCTCGCAGAACCACCGCGTGGGCCCGTGGCCCAGGGACTCCATCGCACGCTCGAGGCCGCCCACCCCGGAGAACAGACTCCCGACGGTCACGCCGCCACCCGCTGCGCCTGCACCTTGGGCGAGGTGCGGATGCGCTCCGCGGTGGCCACGAGCTCGGGCCGGCGAGACATGGCCGTGAGCGACTGCAGGACCGTGGCGTGGGACCGGCGCAGGTGCCGGCCGATTGACTTGAGGGTGTACCCCGCGTCCCGCAGCACCCGCATGGCCACCCACCGGGCGTGGACGAGCTCCTTCTCCCGGCGGCGGCCGACCAGCCCAGGCCGCGTGACCTCCATGGCCACGCAGGTGGCCGCCAGGATGGCGCGCGCGAACGGGTCGAGGTCGTGGGACCGGCGCTGCTCCTGCCGGTCCCGCTCGAGGACCGCCCACATCGCGTCCTCGTAGTTCTCCGTGTCGAGGAAGACCGCCCAGAACAGCCGCAGCCGCTCCCGCACCCGCTCCCTGCCGGCGGCGACGGTCATGTGAACCTCCCCACGTACTCGCGCAGCACGTCCTCGATGACCTCCAGCTCCCGCGGCGTCATCAGCCCGGTCAGCGCCTTGTGGCGGATGAGGGTGCGGAGATCCTCCACCGTCTCCCGGGCGCTGGTCGGCCAGCGGATCGCGGTATGGGCCGCGATGGGCGCCTGGCAGCTAGGGCAGATCACGGCTGCACGTCCCACGGCTCGGCTGCGGTGCTCGGCTCTGTGATCTCGCCCCTCAACTTCATCAGCGCCGCCTCGGCCTTCTGCTTGGCCCAGTGCGCGCGCATCTTCTCCGCCTGCTCCCGGCGGGCGGCGGCCACCTGCTCAGCGCGCGCCACGCACGTCTTCGCCGTGCCCGTGGAGCCGCTGTGGCCTTCGGCCTGGCAGTACTGGCAGCGGGGCTCTCCGGTCACCTGGGAGCGCCAGGCGATGATCGTGCGGCCCTCCGCCGACAGCACCAGCGCCTCCCGCCCATATCCGGCGTCTACCTGCTCAACTGTCCAGCGCGTCTCGGCGTCGATGTTGGAGTAGACTCGCGCAAGTGTCGGTAACGCCCGAGCCTTCAGGCGACAGTGCGATCCCCGTATTGGCCTGGCCATGGGTCACGCCGCCTCGCCTTCGTATGATGTGGTCAGAGAGGCGTCATCAACGGCATCTAGGGGGGGCGATGCCACCGGGTGACGGGGACGGCTCTTGATGGAGCCACCGACGGTGATGCCAGCGATGGTGGCATGTAGTTGCGGGATGCGACGTTCACTCGCCTCGCCTACAAGGAGGGGTGTAGATGGCCCCGCAGTCCGCGTGCGGGGTAACCTAAGTCCCTCCTGGGCGAGGTAGGCGGGGCTTGAGACGCCTTGCATGACCTACCTCCAGGGGTATGTGGTTGGACACCGAAGTGGTCTTCCCCTGCCTCATCGACTCGGAGCCACCCGCAGCCGCTACAGTGTCCCAACGTCTCTCCGGGAGGAGGTAGGTCGGAGGACGCGGCAGCGAGCAGCTCGGAAGCGACGAGGCAAGAGACAGTTGAGACACTGTATGACGACGGGTACGCCCCTCCACCGACCAAGTCAACACCGAGAGCTCAAAAAAAGAGAGGGCCGCCCGGCTCACCACCGGACGACCCTCTGCTGGCGGGGCCGAGACCTCGCCGTTACCGGGCGGTACAATCCACAGGATGCTCCCGGCCTAGCCGGCTGTCGACTCTTCCTCTGGGACGTCGATCACCTCGGGGGCCGGCGCCTTCTTCGGGCGCATCGGGCCATTGGCTCGCAAGGACTTCGCGATGCTCGTCGACCGCTCGTTCATGCGCATCAGCCCGGCCTCCCGGTGGCGCCTGGCGATGTTGATGTAGCGCCTCGCCGTCTTCTCGTCACTCCACCCACCGATGGACATCAGCGTCTCGATGTCCACCCCGTTGGTGGCGCCGTCGGTCGCCCAGGTGTGGCGGAGGGTGTGCAGCCAGATGGGCTGGCCCGCCGGGCCCGTCACCCCGGCGAGGTCCCGCGCGTCCCTGAACCACTTCCCCAGCGTGGAGCGGGAGATGGGGCCGTCGGGGAGGAACGGTGTGGAGAAGACGTACGGGCTGGTGCCATCAGTCGGGATCATGTCGAGCACCAGCCGGGCGGTGGTGGTCAGCGGGATCTCGCGGTCGCGCGCCCCCTTCGTCCTGTGCCAGGGCAGCTTGATCAGCCCGATGTCGAGGTCCACCTCCGACCACACCAGCTCGCGGAGCTCGTCCCGCCGGCAGCCGGTCTCGTAGTCGAGCAGCAGGAAGTAGCGCAGCAGCGGGCGCGCGCACTTCACGATTTTGAGGAACTCCTCCTGGCTGATGGAGAAGTCCCGGTCGTGGATGGGGCGCTCGTCGAGCATCCCCGAGAGCGGGTTGCGGGGGATGATCCTCTTCTTCACTGCCTGGCTCAGGCACGACTGCGCCGAGCGCAGCTCCCGGTTGATGGTGGCGGCCTTGGGCATCCGCTTCGTCCACCGGCCGACGTGCGTGCGCCGCCAGGCCCGGTACTCGTCGGCCCGCTCCAGGGTGACCGCGTCCCACGGCAAGTCGCCGAAGTGCTCCAGCAGGCGGCGCGCCTGGTACCGCTGGCCGCGGTCCCACGACTTGATCCTCATCCGCCCGCCCTCGGTGAGGGTCGTGCCGAAGGCGTGGTACTTCACCCACAGGTCGCGAAAGGAGGGCTTCGGCCCGCTTCGCTCCTTCAGAAACTCCGCGAACGCGGCCATCAACTCTGCATTGCCAAACTCATCGAGCATAGTCATCGCCTAGCACCCTCCCGTTGTGTGCTCTGAATGCTAGCATAGCTAGCTATGATACCTCACAGGGTATTCCCTGGCGTACCGCGCTACCCCTCGGAACCCGGCTCTCTGTCGGGCGTTGCGGGCGGCGGAGGTGGCGTCACCACCTGAATATCCAGCTGCGACTTGCGCCCCTTGAGCGGGAGTCGGCGGCCCTCGACGGGCTCCGTGTCGGCCTCGCCCTCGCCGGGGACCACGATGCCGTCCACGTCGAGCGCCTCGATCAGGTTCTGCCCCACCCCGGCGTCGGCGTGCTCATCCATCATTACTGCGCGCTGGAGCTCGATGGACCCCGGCAGCATCTTGCACAGCCGGCGGAGGACGGTCTTCTTCGCCATCTCGGGGAAGTGCGAGGTCCAGGGGCTGGGGAACTTGAACTTCTGCGACGCCTGGTAGCCCTGACTGTTGTCGCGGATGCGCTCCACCTCGCCGAGGGACATCACCTCGAACTGCCAGCCGCCATCCTTCATATGCGCCACCGCATACACGTAGATGAGCCCGCCCCAGTCAGGGTCGCGGGAGGGGACGTGGTGCAGCCGCTCGTGCAGCCCGTACTCGTAGTCGAACTTGTCGTTGGCGTACACCACCCGGGCAGAGACGGTGCTGATGAGCGCGGACTGGCGCGCAATCTTCAGCAGCCCGCGGTAGCCCGGGATGAGAGTGACCTCCTTGCCGAACGGCACGAGGTACGCCTCCCCGAGGAGCCCGTCGCACTCCAGCCCGAGCTGCGCCGACTGCAGCACCGCGCCCAGGAGTGAGCGGATGTCGCATTGGAGTAGCTTAGGGTTTCGCCTGACGGCGGACAGCGCCACCCGGATCATGCGCTCCGCCTTGATGTGGGCGGGGAGCGCCGCCATCAGCTGCGGCGCCATCTTCTGCAGCGCCAGCGCGACGGTGCCGGCCCCGGGCTTCGCCGCTGGAGCCGCCGCCACCGCCGACTCACTCATGGCTAACCCCGAGGCTCCATTTCGGGCTCACAGTACACCTCGCTCCTGTGGACTGGCTCCAATAATCAGCATGCATTGACGGCATCAACGGCTCCTTTTTTCCGAGAGTTTCTTGATGGTCGTTGTCTCGACGGCACCTGCCGTCTCCAGCTCTGCCAGCAGCGCCCGGCTGGCGGCGGCACCCTGGCCCCGCGGCACCGACGCCGCCACCGCAGCCTGGGCCTGCGGCAGCGACACGGTCACCACGCCGGCCAGCGCATCGTCGTCGAGCAGCCGCTGCAGGATGGGCCACGCCGGGAGGGTGCGGACCGAGCGGCGATGCTCCTCGACGAGCTCCAGGCGCGTCCCGTCGGCCTCCAGCCCGCCGTCCTCGTCCACGATCGCGCGCACCTCGTCCACCACCCGCCGGGCCAGGTTGGCGATGTCCTTGGCCCGGCGGTAAAGCGTGATCTGCTCGCCGGGTGCCATCTGCCGCAGCGTCCGCCCCCCCTCCGCGCCGAGGATGGCCAGCGACGCCCGCTGCATGTCGAGCCGGCCGGCGCAGGTGAACTGCCGCGGGCAGTGGGAGCAGTGGGGCCCCGGCCGATAGGTCTGGTCCTTCAGTTGCTGCCCGAACCGCTCCAGCCACATGGGCAGCTCGACCCGGCGGAGGGTGTAGAGCTCGGCCTCCAGTGTGCGCAACCAGACCACCCGGGCCGTCGCACGGTCAGCCGAGGGGTGGTTGACGAGCGCCAGGACGCAGTACCCGATCACCTGCTCCCGGTAGTCGCCGTCCTTGCGGCCGGACTTCCAGTCGATGATGTCCACGCTTTCGATCGCGTTGACCAGCACGTCGGCGCCGCCCGTCAGGTCGGCGTCGGGGAGCACCGTTGCCTTCATCTTCTCCTCGGTGGTCACCTTCGTGTCGGCCGCCGGCGGCGGGATGAGTTCCTTCCATGCCTCGTTCGCCTGGGAGACCAGGAAGCGCAAGTCGGTGGGGTCCACGCCGTGCATCGCCGCGATGGCCGCCACGTCCACCGGCTCCCCCCGCACGACGCCAGCCGCCCCGACGTGGGCCGCCGTCCCCAGCACCGTCTCCGGGTACCACTCCGAGACGCTCGTCTCCCCCCTCATGCTCTGCGCGCACTTCATGAAGAGGGGCAGCGACGAGCACCGCATGGCGATCATGGGAGCGCCTCCGCGGTCATCGCGGACAGCGAGTCCCGCGTGATCCACCACCGTCCGGCGTACAGGACCGCCTTTACCCGCTCGTCAGCGATCCAGGTCCGGATGGTCGGGGGGCTGACCATTGCGATCTTGGCCGCCTCCGTCACCGTCACCCGCCCCTGGGCTCTCATCTTTGCCGTTAGCTCTTTCTTGACCATGAGAGACCAGTACGCCCATACGCGGTCCCGCTGCAACTCGCGCGCTCTCAACACCCCTGTTGGTAACTACCGTCTCCAGCAGCACCAGCACGCCAGGTTTCGCGGCAATTTCCCAGATATCCGAGAACCCGGCGACCTCGTCCCAGCCGTCGTTTTTGAGCACCTTGGCCCGCACCAGCCCGTCGAGGATCAGCTTGCGCCCGCCACCCGCCACGTTGTCAGGGTCGCGCCGGCGGTCCTTCTCCCGCCAGGTGAACCGCAGTCGCACGCACTCCACCGGCATCAGCCGCCCCACCCGGGCCAGCAGCGCGATATCGTCGGTCCACTTGCGTTTGAGGCGCGCGTAGGAGTTCCCGCTCCCGCCCCCGCCGGTCCCGTGGGCGTAGAGTAGGTCGTTCAGGGACGGCAGCTGCCCCGGGATCCAGAGTACCTGGAGGGTGGGCGCCTCACCCACGTTCCTTCTCGCGACTGATCATCACGTCCACCCGCACGGCATGGGCGAAGTCCCCCAGCCTGGCGAGCTCCGCCTCCAGCTTGAGAAGCGCCTCGAGCCGCCGCCCCGACGCATGGTCGGCGACGTCCGCCGCCTTCCGCACCCGTGCGTACGCCTCCGCGAGCTGGCTCAGCATCAGCCAGCTGGTCGCCGTCAGCGACGTGCCCCTGGGTGGGGTCTTGTCGTCGCTCACTTCCCCTCGGTGGTGATGGGCACGCCCTGCCTGGTGATGGGGCGGTGGCGGCTGCGTTCGGCCAGCTTCGTGATGTCCTTGCCGATGGCCTCCAACCTCTCGCCGGTGCGCTCCCGGCTCCTGTTCCACTCAGCCTTCAATTCGCGGAGCTCGGTCTGCAGGTTGCCCACCTTGTTGCTGAGAACCCCGTACGTGATCCCGGCCGAGCCGACGGCACCGAGCAGGGTGATCCAGTTGCCGGTATCCATCAGGACGCCGGGGCCCTCACGGGTGGAACACCGGGGTCACCGATGCGAGGACGGCCCGGATCTCCGGCGCGAGGGTGGCGAGATAGGTGTCCCAGGCCGCCTGGGTGGTGATGCTGTTGGCGTCGCCCAGGACCGCCACCTCATGCTCCAGTGTGGAGCTATCGAAGGTCCAGGTCGGACCGGCTTCGGTGAGAGCATACGACATTGGTCTTTCCTCCTGTTTACGGTGTGCCGCACTTGATGGATGAGAGCAGTCCCTTGCACACCGCGATCGCCTGCGCGGTGGTCGAGATCGAGGCGATGAACGCCGTCCACTGAGTCTGCGTGGTCTTCCCCTGCGCGAGCGCGAAGGCCGCCACTTGCTTCTCCAGCTCGCCGGCGTCGAACGACCACAACGGGTCACTTGCGGTCACCTGATATGCCATCGGACCCTCCTCAGTTTCTCTCGCCCATGACGAGCATCCAGTCAGTGTCCAGTTCGCGGTCCGCAGCGGTGGTCCCGTTGCGGGCGATCATGGCGAACGCCATCGAGTCGGCGGGGCTGGCGAGGGTCACCGACACCGTGGCGCCACCGTCGATGCGGGCATAGAGCTTGTTGTCGGCCAAGCCCCACAGCTCGAAGACGTGATAGGCGGTGTCCAGCGCAAGGCCCAAGTCCAGCACCGAGCCGCCGAGGTAGATGCTGTTGTAGCTGACGGAGAAGTTTGTCGTGTTTCCGCCGTTGGCCCCGGCGACGATCATCCCCGACTGCGCGAGGTTGAGGAGACCGACCCCGCAAGTCGTCTGCGCGTCGGTGGCGGTGGCGATCTTGGCTCGCGCGGCGAGGTACCAGCGACTGGTCAGCGGTGGCCCGATCTGTCCGCGGGCGGTGTATGTGATGACGTTCGAGTTTGCCGTTGTCGATGTGTGGATGCGGAAGACGCCGCCCTTGCTGGTCGAGGTGTCGGCGATTCCCGTCCCGCCCGCGGCCACGATGTTGAGCGTGCCGGGTGGGTAGATCGGCGAGCCAAGCATGAAGTCGTCCCAGAAGTACGTGCAGTCCGTCGCCGACAGCCCGGCCAGCGCCTGGCCGGTTGTGAAGTAGCGGCCGAGCGTGGACAGGACTTGCTGGAAGTCGGTGCCGGGTACTCCCCTGGAGAACGCGCCGGTGGTGATCGTGCTCTTGAGCAGTCCGGTCGCCTGCGTCTTCAGGCCCTCGAGCGCGGTCACCGTGGGGTCGGGGTAGGTGCCCCCCAGGCTCCCGCCAGCGGCCCCCGAAGGGGCTCCGCCACCACCACCAGACCCGAGCGGCGACGGCGGGACGTCTGCGATGTCGACGGCCATTTAGAACGCCACTCCCAGCCCCTCGCGAGCTTTCACGCTGACCTCCCACACCGTGGGGGGAACGGCGCCGGTGGCGATGTACAGTTGCGTCTCCTCGCCCAGCAGCACCACGTCGCGCAGGAACAGCACGTTCGCCGCCACCGTGTCGCCGGCCCCGGCGTTGTTGTAGACCCTCCACGTCGTCGAGTCCTGCCCGACCAGGCACCGGGTGTAGAACGTCACCGGCTGGTCGACCCAGATGGCCACCAGCAGCCGGCCGAACCGGCTCCGCCGACGCAGAGTGCCAGGGACGTTAAACAGAATGGACCCGGTGCTGTCATAGAGAACTACTTGGGAACTCGCGCCTGGGTTGGCCGGATTGAGAATTGGCTCGGACATACCTCACCTCACCTGTAGACGAGCGGAGCGTTGAGCGCGCACTGTAGGGGGATGCGATTTGCAATTCTGGGTGGACTGCTGGCGGTTGGCTTCAGGATGATCGCGATCGCGGAGGGCCCCAAGGTGGCTAAGGCGGCGGACCTGGAGCGGGTGCTGAAGGCGTGCGAGTCGATCCGCGTGCTCTACCATCCAGCAGAGCTGCAGACGGGCGTCCCCGCGGCGCTGGAGGCGTACAGGGAGACTGGGGCTCCCCGTGGTATCCCCGCCATCGTCGACATGCGCGTGTACGAGCTCTTCTGCAAGTAGCACCCTAGTAGTCCTCCGGGTGGCGATGGCGGTCCCGCTCCCGCTGTTCCTGCGCGCGCCGTAGCGCCTGGAGCAGCGCCGGCACAGAGGGCGCGGTCTTGTCGAGCCCGCCGTGCTGGAGCCCGCGCAGGAAGGGGTACACGCCCCGGCCGATGGCCGGCGAGGCGAGATTGAGGGCGTCGGTGCCACCACCGCCGATGCGGGGTAGCTTCTTCAGCTTGAGGCGCTCCTCGGCCAGCAACAGGCGCGGCTGATCAAACGCCTTCTTCACGTCGTCGGCGGTCATGCGCCTGCTCGTGGGGAAGGTCTCCGCGTACTCACGCAGGCGTGGGGCCCGGTTGCCGACCGCCTTGGAGCCCTCCTCGCCCTGCCCGGCGAGCTGCATGCCGAAGGACTCGGGGATGTCGGCCTCGTCCTTCGCCAGTGCGCGCGTCCGTTCGCGCTTGGTCAGGCCGAGGTGCCGGCGGAGGTTGGCGGCTGCGATCTTGGGGGCGTGCGGGCGGATCAGCTTGTTGCGGATCTCGTTGGCCATGTGGACCGCGGGCTGCTTGCTCTTCGAGTACCCCTCCCGGGCGCCGACGTTGCCCAGCTCCTCGAGGGTGTCTCGCATCTCGTTCAGATCCTTGGCCGTCCGCACATGCTGCGGAGGGCGGCTCTGGAGCGACTCCCGCAGGGGTGCGTTCTCGGGCAGGCGCCGCTCCACCCCTCCGGGTGGCCGACCGGGCGGCGGTCCCGTCACCCGTCCGTGGACGTCGCCCATCCCCACCGTCTCGGGCGGCAGCGGGAGGTCCGACGCGTTCTCCTCGATGCCGTGTCTCACCTCGCCGGCCGATGCTGTCCGCGCCTTCGGGATGCTGCGGACCACGTCCACCGCGGGGTCTGGAAGATGCGCGTTCTTGTAGACTGGGTCGCCCAGTTCGTGCCGAGGTCTGCCAACCCCCGGCGGCACTGGCCTGCCCGGAGGCCCCTGCGGGGCGGGAGGGTCGAGGCTCGGATGGCCCCTGAAGTCCGCGGGACTGCTTCCCACGGGCACCTCGGGTGCCCTCCATGGCACCGCGGGATACGGCATGTTCACCGGCGCGCCGGTCAGGGGGTCGTTGTTGATGACCTTCGTCCGGAACGGAGCACCGATCGTGGGCCCGAAGCCAGGGTCTGGCGGCCAGCCGCCGGGCGGAGGACGGGGTTCCACCCGGGGGTAGCTCTCGGTGAGCGGCACCCGCTCGGGCGGCGCCGCCGGGGGCCTGACCGGCGGTGGCGCGCCTCCTGGGCGGCGACCGAGGAACCCCGCGAGATTCTCCTGGGCAACTGACCTCGACGGCGGCACCGGCGGCGGCTCCACGCTGGACATGATCTGGTCGTCCGCCACGGGCAGCGCCGGGGCCCCCGCCGGGGCGCGGCCCCCCTCGGAGAATGGCCCCTCTTCTTGCGGAACTTCGGGCTGGGGCCTTCTCCCGAACAGCCTCTGGAGGAGCGACTCTTTCGGGGCGGCGCCGGGGTCACGCAACCCCCCCGCGGTCTTGTCCCCCACCATCGACGCCGCCCAGGTGTCCTCTGGTGCAGCGGCCGCGCTCGGCTTCCAGTCCTTGATGCGATCGGCGAGATCTGCAATTGGGCTGATGTCGCCGTGTATCTTCGCGACCTGTTCCTGCAAAGCCGCCAGCCGCGACTCGGGCGTCGTCGGCGGAGGGGGGCGCGCCACGTCGTACCCCTCGTAGGATGGCGGCGAACTATGGAGCCCGGCCCCGCGCCCCCGCCAGGGGTGATCAGGTGGGGCCTCTCCCCCGACGCGAGACGGTGACCACGGGAACTCCGGGCCGCCTGCTGCTGCATCGGTGTGTTCCGCGAAGGTGGGCGGCTCGGCGAAAGTGGCTGGCTCTGCGAACGTCGCCGGCTCCGCAAAGGTGGCCGGGTCCACCGCCGTGGCGGTCGGCGGGCCCACGAAGGGTTCCGGTGGAGGCGCAGCTCGTGACATCGGCGGCATGGGATGCGCTGCCGGGGGTGGAGGAGGTGGCACCGGCGGCATCGGGTGCGCAGCTGGCGGAGGGGGAGGGGCCGGGGGCCCCATGAAGGGCTCGGGCACGTAGCCCTCCACCGGGCGGTGGTAGATGTCCGCGGTGGGCTCCAGGTCCCTGGTCAGCGCAGTGCGGAGGCGGTCCATCTGCCCCTGGGCGCCGGGCATGAGCTCGGCCGCGGGGCTGGCGCGCTCGGCGGCCACCGCCGGCAGCACGGGCTCCACGCTGATCTGTCGCTCGCCCTGTCCGCCAGGCTGGTTCTGGCGCCACAGCCTGCGGCCGAGCACATCCCCTTCGAGGTCGTGCTGGATGTCGAGCTCCTTGTCGAAGGCCCGCGCGGAGAGGTTGCCCGACTCGCCCCGGCCAGCAGACGTCGCCGGGAGCTGCTGCGCCTCGGACGGCGACCGGGGCAGTTGGGGCCCGTAGTCCGTCGCAGGCCAGCGACTGCTCGTCCGCGGAGTCATGTTCTGCACTGGCCTCAGTGGCATCGCCGACGGCGTGTACCCGTGCTCCTCGAGCATGCGGATGTCGGAGCCGAGCGCCGAGGGCGACTGCTTGATCACATCCGCGCCCATGCCGGACCACTTCGACAGGCCACGGAGCCCCCCGCCCAGGGTCGCGGCCATTGGTGCCGACGTCAGGATCTCGCCGGGGCTCCCGCCCGAGACGGTCGTGCCGAGCATCCCGCCGAAGGCGTCGGCCAGGTAGGGAGCCAGCCTGGGGAGCTTCGTCGCCAGCCGCGTGCCCATCATGGCTGCGGTGCCCGCCCCGCCCACAGCCATGCCCGCCAGATCCCCCTTCAGGCCCTCCAGGCGACGACTCGCCTCGATGAGCTCCGGGTTCGTCCGTTCCACCGACTTCATGCCGTCGAGCATCTCCTGGGGGTCGCCCCCCACGAGGCCCGCGATGAGCTTCAGTTGCCAATCGGGTTGCGCGTCGCGGATCATCTCGTGCGGCCCATGTCCCGCCGCCGCCGCCAGCCTCGAAAGCAGCGTCGGTGGGGCCGTGTAGCCCGCATCGTTCTCCCGCTCGATGCGCGCGGCCTTGCGCTGCTCGTTGTCGGTGGTGCGGAAGGGGCCCGGCCCGCGCTGCTGGAAGCCTGAGGCCGGCGTTTGCGGCGTCTCCTGCTCGCGGAGGAACTGCGCCAGCGGGTCCGCTGCCGCCTTGGCTTCGTCGTCCTCCAGAAACTGCGCGAGCGGGTCCTTCACTTGCCGCCCCCGTACTTCTTCACGACCTTCAGGGCGTACTCGTCATTCGGGTTCGTCTTGAGGCGCTCTCTCGCCATCTGCAGGGCCGCCTGCGGAGTCATCGACGGTGCGGCGGCCTGGGGGGCAGCGGGGGCGGTGGCGGCGGGGGAGGCCACCGGGCCATGCTGGCCGTGACGTGGCTTCTGCCACACCCGCGGCGGCGGCTTTACGTCTTGTCCAGCCGTCTTCTCTCGTTCCTCGGGGAAGTACGTGCCCAGCGCCTGCATCTTCCACTGGGGGTTCTGACCGAGCACGGGATCGCTCGTGAGGGCATGATCGAGAGACTGGCGCATGGCATCGAGGTTGCCCCTCGCCTGGCTCGCGAGCTCGTGGACCGCATCTGCAACGATGGCGCGCTTCTCGGGCAGGATCTTGCCACTCAGGATGTCCTGAATCCGCTGCCCAGTCTTGATGCCGATGTCGCCGATGCGGTCCCAGAATGCCGACATGTCCTTGTCGCTGATCACGCCGGTCCCCCCCTGGGCCATCTTCACGAACGAACCCGAGATGACAGCGTCGAGAGCTGCGTTGGGGTCAGCGCCCAGGCTGCTGGCCATACTGTTGAACTTGCGGTTCTGCACCTGAACGTCGCTGAACCCGAACTTGCCGAGCACCTGCATGGTGACCTTTTGCGCGTAGTTCGCCTCGGTGATGTCGTCGCGCTTCCGCGTCTCCAGCTCCCGCCAGTCCCCCTGGGCATTGCGCCCGGCGTTCTTCGCGCGCTCCAGCCCAAGTTTCATCTTCTGCGCTGCGGTCAGGTCGTAAATCTCCGACTGCCCAGCCTTGAATCCCTGGGCGTTCTCCTGAGATGCCACCGTGTTGACAGACGCCCGGTCCTGACCCGAGGCCCGCGCCTCCTCCAGATCCGCCTGCCGCAGCCACTGCGCGCGCTCGTCGGGAGAGGCCGCCCGAGCTGCCGCTGCCCGGTACTGCTGGGCGCGCTCCTTCGCCTCGTTGATCGCCACCAGCTTCTGCTCGCGGGGGTCGAAGGTGACAGCCCGGTCGGCAGTCTCGGGGTTGTTGGGGTCGTAGCCCGGGAACTGCATCTGCCACCGCTCCGACTCCCCGTGGGCCTTCGTGTCGGCGGCCAGCTTCGTGTCGGCGTCGGCGCCCCGTTGGGTGTAGGCGCTGGCGGCGTCCTGCTGCTGCTGGGCGGCACGGGACGCCGCCTTCAGCGCCTCGATGGGGTTCGCCCAGGTCGCCGCAGGGACGCTGAGCCCGTCCTCCTGGGTGGTGGGCTCGGGCCCAGCCGTGATGACCGAGGGGTCGGCGTGGAAGACGGGAGGGGCGCCAGGGACCACGCCAGGGTCTCCCCGGCCGGGAGGGGGAGGGGCGGCGGTGCCAGAGTACCCTGGCTGGGGTGGCGGCTCGATGGCCCGGGGGTCAGCGGCAGGGGGCGGCGGGGGCGGCAGCTCCGCCGGCGGGGGCGCGGGGGGCCGCGGGCTCACCCCCAGGAAGCGGCCGAGGGCGGCGCCCGGGTGCTCGTCCTCCGGCGCCGGCCCGATGTCGTCGCGCACCGGCGCGGGGCCCGAGGGGCCGAGGTTCTCAAGATGGATCCCCTCCATCTTGTGCGTCCGCGGGTTCTCGAAAACGGACGCCGCAGCCTCTGCCTGCGCCGCGCCCGTGAGCCCCTTGCCGAAGAGTGAACTGAGGTTCCGCACCGCGTCCGCCCGCGCCCGACTCTGCGACTGCGCCTCGTGGACCGAGTGCTCCTGCGCCGCCTCCTGCTTGCCGAACATCACGGCGGCGTTCTGCTCGTCCTCGAACTTCTTCTTCTGGAGAAGCTCGCGGTCCTTGAGGTCTTGCTCCCGTCTGAATCGCTGGCTCGCGATGAGGGCGTCCAGCCCCTCGTTCAGCCCCCGGTCCGACTCGTAGGCCGAGGGGGGCATGTACGGCTTGTAGCCGGCGAAGTAGTTCTCGGCCATCTACTTGCCTCCCTGGGAAGCCGTGTAGATCTTGGTCCCGAGCTCCAGGGTGGACTTGAAGCTGTCGATCGCAGCGGTGATCGCAGCTGCATCTAGCCCGGCTGCCTGCAGCTCCAGGGATATGGCGCTGACCTCGGCGTCGGTCAGCGCCTTGCCCTGGCGAGCCGTCATGTCCATGTCGATGCCAGCTCGGGCGCCCGCGAGCTCGACCATCGCCTTGTTCTGGGCGTCCACCCGGTCCAGGCCGCTGCCCTGCTCGTCCGAGGCGTCCTTGGCGAGGTTCCGCAGGTAGTCCTTCTGCCTCCACTCCTCGTCCGACGCATTCTTCGCCGCCCTGACCCTCGCGTCCGAGCGGTCCACCTCCGACTTGTCGATGCTGTCCGCGGCTCCGATCTTGGTCTTCGTCTTCGACAGGTTCGTGTTGTCCAGCTCGGTCAGGTAGCCGCTCGTCAGATGCCGCTTGTTGTACTCGCTGGTGTCCGCGCTGGACGCCAGCGCGTCCATCCGCTTCTTGTAGTCGAGGTCTTCCTCGGAGGCGTTCTTCGACAGGACGTCGATCTGCGCAGACGACCGCAGCGACGCGTCGTCCGCCTGCCCCGCCAGCAAACCCCGCTCGTGCTCCCCCGCCAGGCTGTCCTCGTTGCCCTTGAGCCGTAGCCCCGCCTTCGACAACGCGAAGTTGTCCTGTTCCTTGCCCACGTCCAAATTGAAGTTCCGGTTGCCCAGGACGCTGTCCTCGTACAGCTTCGCCTCGCCCGTGAGTGCCTGCAGCCGGCCGGTCCGTGCCTGCTGCGCCTCGCCGGCCATCTTCGCCCGCTCCTCGTATTCCTTCGCCGAGAGGTCGGACAGCGCCTCGCCCTGCTGCCGCATCGACTCCCCCGCGTGGAAGCTGCCGCCGGCCGCCGCCCGCCGCTCCATCGCCTTGCTGGTCGTGTCCCGCAGGCGGTCGTAGTAGGGGTTCGTGCCGTTGGCGCTCGCCTCGTAGAACTGCTCGAGGTAGCCCTGGTTCTGCTGCTGCGGCAGTACCGTGTTGTGGTAGAGGTCCCCGATCGCCTGGGTTTGCGTCGGGTCGAACCGGAGGTTGGTTACCTTGTCTTCCATCCCGCGGATGTCGTTGGTGGTGTCCTTGATGTCCTGTGTCGCCCCCGACCTGTCGAACGCGGTCAAGGCGTCCTCGGAGAACTTGGGCCCGCCCAGCGCCGCCCGCGATGCGTACCTGTCTGCGGAGAACGTCGGATTCTTCGTCCCCGCCGCCATCGCGTACCGCGTGTTGGCGTTCGTGCTCGAGTTGCCGTACCCCATCATCGAGTCCATGTAGCCCTGGCTCGCGGAGGGCTTGCTCAGGTCGGCGTACATGCCCCCGCTGTAGTAGTCACCCTCCAGCTTGCTTCTGCCGCCCAGCTTCGAGATCGCGGCGCTGTTCGCCCCCGCCGACTGGTTGGGGCCCGCCCCCTGGCTCTTGCCGAAGAGCCCCTGCAGGTAGGTCGGTTGCGGCGCGCCCCTGGCCGCTGTGAGCTCTCTCTCGGCGCCGTCGTAGTACCCCTGCGCCCTCGCTCCGCCGGCGCCGTAGAAGTTCGACATCTTGTCGCCGAACGCGCGCGTCTCGTCGGCCTTCTTCTGAACAACCCCAGACTGCCCCTCCAGCGCCTCTTTCTTCTTGTCGCCAGTGAGTGCCTCGTCGGCGACGTTGTAGGTGTCTACGAGGGCCTTCCCGGCCAGATAGGTCGGGGTGTGCGTGACAATGTCTTTAAGCCAACCCCAAGCCATCAGGCCACCCCCTCGGTGTGGTACAGCTCGCGTGCGCTGATCATGGCGCGCGCATCGGCCGCGGTGGAGGAGACCTCCCACTGCCGCTGGGCGTAGGGCGCCCCAGCCGGCGTGATCTCGATGGTCGGCTGCACGTCGCCCGCGGTCCCCAGCGGATACCGCAGCTTCGGCGCCCACTCGCCCAGGTCATCCCGCCAGCTCACGTCCACCGCCGAGTCCCCGCTGGTCGCCTCGCCCCGGCGGAACTGCATGTGGACCTGGAGCGGGCTCTTCGGCTGCAGGCTCCCGTGGGTCACGAAGCCCGACCGCGCCCGCCACAGGATGCTGTCCCCGAGGTCGGTGTGGGCGTCGAAGGTCAGCTGCGCCAGCATGCCGTTGGGCAGCCCCACGAGGTAGATGCCGGCCTCGCGCCAGTAGTACGCCGCCGTGGGCCGCCAGGCCCCCATCCGACCCCCCAGCATCCCGTGCCACTGCGACCATGCCTTGCTGGTCATGTCGTACGCGAACACCCGCCCCTCGGTGGGGAAAACCCACGTCAGGCAGTCGTGCTGGCCCAGCAGCATGCGGAAGGACCAGCAGTCGTCGGTCACGTTCAGTTGGTCGAGCTGGTTCTGGATGTCCCGGCTGATGAGAGAGTCGTCGTCGAAGGTGTGGCAGTCGCTCATCACGATCTGCTGCTGGTCGGACAGCCAGGCGTGCTGGTGGTACCACCGCACCAGCGACCGCGCCGCCAGCAACCCCACCTCGAGCGCCGCCGTGGGGGAGAAGGTGTCGTTCTCGTCGGGGGCGTACGCCTCCACCGTCTCCTCGCCGAAGGCGTAGAGCTCGCGCGCCGCCGCGGAGACCGTCACGAGGTTGTCGGCCTTCGCCTCCGCCTCGCGGAACTCCATCCCCAGGTCCCAGTCCTCTGCCCCGCCCTCCAGAATGCCCGACCACGGGAAGTTCCCCGTGCCGGCCTGGGCCAGCACGATCCTGCGGGTCAGGATGCACACCCCGGTGGCCGCCGGCGGGTCGCCCCCCAGCCGCGAGGAAACCAGCGATGCGCTGATCTTCTGGGGCACGCCGCCCGCCACCACCACGAAGATGTTCTCCCCGCTCGACGCCCAGGTGGGCGTCATGTAGTGCTGCAGCCGGCTCTCGTCGGAGAAGGACAGCGGCACCACGTCGTTGGGGCCCCGCCACGCAAACACACTGCCGTCGTTGGTGGTGTAGATGATCCGCCGGCCGAAGCTGGCAATCATCGTCACGGGCCGGCGGCTGGGGGGGATGGCGGGGAAGTCGGCCAGCGCCATGATCCCGGGCCGCGCCCGGATCACGTTGCCCCGGTCGAGGAGGGCGTTCACGAACGCCGGGTTGGCCCCCGCGAGCTCGTCGATCCCGCTCTGCTCGCCCCCGAAGGGAATTGCTTTTGTTTCAGGGAGTGCCATCAGACCACCATGGCGAAGCGGTCTCCGGTCCAGCGGAAGATGTGCGAGTAGGTCGTCGCCGTTGCCATGGTGTTCTCTACGTAATTGCCGGACGCCTGGGTCGAGGTGAAATACACGCGGAACGTGTTGGTTCCGGTGCCCGAGAATGTGTAGAGAAAGTAGAGCAGTGCTCCGATGGGAAGCGACGCGGTGACCGCATCTATGGGCAGCTTGACCGTGACCGTGGTCCCGGCGGTGGCGTGGCTGATCTGGATGATCTCGTAGTCGAGGTCGAGCTCGATGGCCGTGCCCGGAGTGCCGATCAGCGTGCGGCCCACCCGGGAACCACGGTATCCAGTTGCGTTGAGGCCGACGGAGCCGTTCGTGGCCCCACTGGTCTGCTTGCCGGAGCCGGTGAAGACGTTGGCACTCTCGTGGTAATTGGCCCCCCCGCAGCGAATGCCCGCCGTGTTCGAATCCCCTGTGATGATGTCGCAGTTCGTGACCCGGCAGTAGGACGCGGCGATGTTGACCCCCCACCCTCCCGGCGGAGGCCCGGAGTAGACGACGGCGCTGATGTCGACCGTCGCGCCACTCACGGAGATGTGGGTGGCGCCCAGGTACAGGCCCCCGGCGCTCGCCGAGCGCGACTGGGTGTATGCCCCGCCAAGGACCCGCGAGTAGTCGGAGCTCGCGGTGAACGACACCGCGTAGGTCGCCCCCACCCCGCTGGAAGGGACGGCCACGTCGCAGTTCTGCAGGGTGGTACGGCTGCGGATGTCCACCGGCAAGGCAAAGCCAGTGACCAGCACGTTGCGCAGGATCAGGCCCGGCGTGGCCGAGATGTAGAGCGGGGTCACGTTGGCCCCCGAGACCACGGGCGCAATTTGAATGTCCGAGATGTAGGCGCCCGAGTAGTTGGAGGTCAGCGTGTTGACCGTGATCCCTGTGCCGCTGGTGAGCCCGATGGTCAGGACGCTGGCCCGGCAGCCGGCCCCCATCAGCGACACCTTCTGTGAGGTGATGCTCCACGCTGTGTTGAGGAGGTAGTTGCCACCCGGCACGTAGATGATCCCGCCGCCCAGCGCCGCCGCCCCGTCGTGGGCCAGCTGGAAGGCGAACGTGTCGTCGGTGACCCCGTCGCCCGCCGCCCCGTACAGCCGCACGTTGAACAGCGGCAGGTTGCTGATCGAAACCGCCGAGAGCGCCGCCGCGATGGTCTCGTCCCAGGGGAGGCCCGGCCGCCTCACGAGAAAGTCGTTCGCCCCCGCGCTGGCGTGCCAGCGGTCCAGCAGGGTCGACAGCCCCACCGCCCCGCCCGACCCCTGGCTCCCCGTGGGGAGAAGGCCCGTGAAAGAGCCGATGGACACGTCCGCGTCGCCGCCCACGTTGAACTCGCGGACGATCACCCCCGCCGAGCTGCGCACGCGGATGAACGCCGGCTCCTTGACGTAGAGCTCGGCGCCGCCGTTGGCGTCGAGGGTTACGATCTTGTCCACGACGTGCGTCGCGTCGGGGTCGGAGTAGCCGTACACCGGCGTGTTCGTGCCCCGGGCGTAGAGCTCGGCCGTCCCCGAGACCGCCCCGTTGACCCCACCCGCCAGCGGCGCCACCAGGATGGACATCAGCGCCCCCCGAAGAGTGAGTCGACCACGAACCGCGTCGGCCCGCGGCCGGTCTCGTCGTTCATCGCCCGCTGGTGGGCCTCGTTGTACTCCTCGAGCAGCGCCTTGGCCTTGGCGTCCCGGTTGTAGTGGCGCGCAAACCTCGCCCCCAGCTTCAAGCACACCGGCTCGGTGAACTTCACCGGCACGTCGATGCTCACGTCCCCGCGGTCGTTGTCCCGCAGCCGCCGCACCCGGGGGTAGATGAGGGTCGGCCAGTCGGAGGTGGGGACGGGGTAGAGGTAGACCGTCGAGGTGCCGGTGGGGTTGCGCTCGGCGTAGTACTCGGTGGGCTGGCCCGAGATGGTCTTCGTCCCGAGGGCGTTGTAGTCCCGCATCGACCCGATCATGGTCAGCGTGATGTCGTTGCCATTGGTCGACCGCACCACCGCCCCGTCCTCGACGTCCAGCGTGTCGGCCGGCGCCAGGTAGGCCCCCACCCCCGCGGTCAGCGGCTGCGAGTACCGCTCGATCGCCTGCAGGATGATCCCGTCCGACTGCAGCGAGGCCAGCAGCATCTGCAGGAAGTCCACCCCCACCGCTATCTGGTCCCGGCTGGGGTTGTGGCCCGCGTTCAAGACCCCCGCCAGGTTCAGCGCGCGCGCGATCAGCTGGTCGCGCCGCAGCTCCCAGGTCGCGGTCGCCGAGACGGTCACGCCCCCACCCCGCGCCCGGTGTACGCCTGCGGCGGCTGGCGGTAGATGCCCGCCGTCATGGCCGCCCGGGGGATGCTCTCGTAGCGGTTCAGCGAGGCGTCAGAGTAGGGCTGCAGGGACAGCCCCGAGACGCCCAGGGGGCCGAGGTAGAGGTACTTCCCGTCGCGGGGGTCGAACCCCTCGCGCCACCGCGGCCGGGGGATCACCAGCGCGTCCTTCAACTGCCCGAAGGCCGCCTGCTGGCGGGTGGAGTACAGCGAAGCCAGCAGCCCCACCGTGGCCAGGTCGTACAGCCCCGACCCGTTCAGCGCCACCGCGCCCCCGCCGGCGGTCCGCACCTGCAGCAGGGTGGCCAGCGCCGTCTTCGGGTTGTAGGTCCCCCTCGTCCCCGCGTAGATGCCGCGGTCGTCGGGGGTGTTCCAGGTGACCGTGCCGTAGAGGTGGCTGGTCACGCTGGCCTCGAACGCCGGGGCCGAGCCGAACCCCATCAGCCAGTCGAATATCCCGGTGACGTCCACCCCCAGGGCGCGCAGAGCTCGCAGCCCGATGGCCCAGCCCAGGGAGGTGATAGCGGTGCCCGAGGACAGCGGGCCGTCCTGGTACTGCCAGGAGCCGCGGTTGGCCAGGGTGCCGAAGGTCGGCGCCGGGATGTTCGTGGCGGCGGGATACGAGGAGAAGAACTCCCGCGGGGTGGCGGCCGAGAAGCCATTTATCACCACGCCGTCGTCCACGGAAAATACCCCCTGGGTCCAGAACGCGAGCGCCTCGGCGATGGCGGTGGAGACCGGCGCCGCCCGGGAGGAGGAGAACGTCGCGATGGTGCTGGAAGAGCCGATGGACTCGTCGCCCGCCACCTGCTGGAACGCCTGCAGGAACTCCAGCCCGATGAGGTCGCCGGGGTAGTAGCGGTTGTCGAAGTAGAAGTTGCCACCGTTGAGCAGCACGTTGTGCGTCCAGGCGCCGTGGTGGCGGGGGGAGACGCCGGCGGTGGGGTCGGTGGAGCACGGCAGCAGGCTCTTCTTGTCCCCACACTGGCAGCTGCGCAGGAACCAGGCGCAGGCGCGAGCTGCGGTGAGGTACCCCGGCGTGCCCAGGAGCTGGTAGGCGCGGACCAGCGCCAGGCCGGCGGCGCCGCTGTCCTCGCTGAAGAACTCCTCGCCCACCGTCCGGCGGTTGTACGAGCCCCACTCCATCATGGCGTTGGTGTACGTGCCCGTGACCGGGCCGCCCCACTGGTGGTCGTAGAGCCAGTCGGCCAGCTTCTTGAGGGTGAGCCGGGCGAGGGTGACCCACCGGGTGGGCCGCTTGGCCTCCGTGATCACGTCGTAGAGGTACAGGCACCCCCAGGCCGCCGCCTGCACGGTGGAGGCCGCGGGGGCCCCGGCGCCGTTGGTGACGTCGAGGGAGTCGGCCGGCGCCTGCAGGGCGATAAGGTTGAGGATCTGCCCCTCCGAGACCTCGTAGGTGTCGATCGGGTTCCACGGCTTCGCCCCGGCGATGGTCACCGGCGCGCCGAGGTTGATGTACGGGACCTTCTCCAGTACTTGCCTGGGCACGTAGCTGGGGTGGCGGTCGCAGATCCAAACGCCCGAGACGATGCGGAAGCACTTCCCCGGCCGCAGACGCCCACACACGTCACAAACGCGGGCCCAATCATCAGCGGGGATGTACCCCATCACGCCGTCAACACGAGACGCGCGGTCCCGCTCCTATCGCGGACCAGGATGCGGCCCGTGGTGCCGGTCGCCGTGAACACGTCGCACCCGCGCAGCAGCGAGATGTTCACCGCGTACAGCCGGGTGACGGCGGCGGTGCCCTTCAAAACGTAGTCGCTCCACCCGCACACCCCGCCGTCGAAGGTGCAGTTGGTCAGCCAGACGCCGCTGGTGGCGTTGGCCACCTCGAGCCCGATGGACGGCTGGGCCGTGATCACGGTGGCGGTCGACAGCCACCGGCAGTTCTCGGCGCGGAACTGCGCGGCCCCCGTGATCAGCTTGACCGCCGGCGCGGTGTCGAGCCCGCCGCAGTCGAAGTCGCAGGCCACGATCGCGCACTCGGCCGCCGCCACCCGCACCCGGGCGGTGGGCGCCACCAGCGACTGCGGGAAGTAGAGGTTCTCCAACCACACCCCGGCCGACGTGATGTCGAACATGGCCACGGCACCGTTGCAGATGAACTGCGGCCGGGTCGCCCCGCTGCCCTCGCCCACGAGGTAGAGGGTCTTGCTCAGGACCTGGGCGGCAGCGAGGGTCTCCTGGTGGTTCTCCAGGTAGACAATCGTGTCACCGGCGGCGGCGTTGGTTACCGCCTGCGCGGTCGTGGCGAGCGGCCGGATCCGGTCGAGCCCCGGGGCGGAGTCAGACCCCGAACGGTGGACGAACCACCGCTGCCCGGTTTCCCGCCAGGGTCCGCTCGCGGCCATTGCCGGCCCGGTGGAGCCACCCGAGCTCTCTACGATGTACCAGCTTGCCACTCAGGGGTCAGCCTCCCCTACTTGACGCCGACCACCAGCCAGTTCGCGCCGTCCGAAGCGATGGTGAACGCCCCCCACTGCGTGGTGGTGGCCAGCGTCGCCGCCCCGTCGATGGTCTCGCTGCCCGAGCCGTCCAGGGTGACGGCGTTGGCGGAAGCGTCGACCTTCTTGATCGTCAGGTGGCGTCCCTTGCACCCCACCGCGGTCGGCAGGTTCGCCACCACCGCGGCGGCGGTCGCGTCCACCGGGTAGACCCCGTGGCCCGTGCCGATCGTGAAGGTCACCAGCTTGACGTCGGAGACCTTCACCCCGAGCGTGTCGAAGTTCGAGACGCCCATGGCTAGAAGTTCGACCCCAGGAGCTTCCTCGGGTTCACGCAGCTGATCCCGAGCATCATGTTCCCGCTGTACACCGTGGCCCGGTTGAGGTCCATGCCCACCTCCACCATGTTGGGCTTCTCCGTCCAGATGAGCAGCAGCCCCAGCTTCGCGTCCGTGATCCCCCACCAGTTGGTGGTCGACGGCAGGTAGCGGTTGGTCACGATCTGCAACCCCTCGTCTTTGAGAGGGTTGATCGCGTTGTTGCTGGTGTCGTACTGCTGGCCGCTCATCAAGACCCGCTTGGTCTCGAAGTACTGCTCCCAGGGGACGAGAATCTTCTTCAGCTTCACCCCCACCGGGATGCCGTGCCCGCCCGGCATCTTCGCGGCCAGGATGAACATCGACTCCAGCGCCGTCTGCCCCACCGACGCCGCGGTGATGACCGTGTCGAAGGTCCCACCCCGCGGCAGCTTGTGGCCGGTCGCGGAGATGGGCTTGCCGTCGGGGAGCAGGTTCACCGTGGTCGAGAACGAGTTCCCGAAGACGTCGGCCGCGAGCACCTCCACGCTGTTGTGGAGGGACTCGTTGACTGACTCGGCCCCGTTGATGGCGTCGCGGTACTGCTTGAACTTCAACGCCTCCCGCGAGACCGGCATGTTGATCGAGTAGGCGTACTGGTTGATGCGTACCGTGTACCCCTGCTTGACGATGTCGACCGCCCCCTGCTGCAGCTCCTCGCGCCTGGGTGCGAGCCCCAGGCCGGCGAACTCTGCGATCTCCTCGAACGCCTTGTCCGACGTCATCTCCTGGAACCCGCACTTCTTCCATTCGGGGTCGCGCGCTTCGTTCGCGACCTTGAAGGTTTCGAGGAGTGACCCCCGGAGTACCGGGTCTGTGAATTGCGAGGTTACAACGCCTTGGCTCATGGTCAGCTTCCCTTCTCAGACGCCGAGAACGGCAGAGATGCCGCCAAAGTTGCTCAGGACGTTCGCGTACACGACGTACCGTCCCTTGATCTGGGTGGGGTCGTTGCCCACCTGTTCGAGAACATCAGCGATGCGCCACTGCAGCGTCGCCGTCACCGCGTGGGTCGAGATGTCGAGCAGCGCGCCCGACAGCCCCAGCCCCTGGTCCGGTGTCACGTAGATGTGGTCGGCGTTCTCACCCACGATGGCCCGCGCCCCCGCGATGGTGGTGATCGACGTCCCGTCGTCCGCGTCCACCACGAACAGCGAGTGGGCGGCCAGCTGCACCATGACCATGCTGCGGTCGGCGTCGGCCGTCCAGGTGGTGCCAGAGGGGATGTAGCGCCCGTTGCGCACCAGCACCCCGTCGGAGTTGCGGTACTGCAGCACCGAGCTCACCACGCCGTAGATGCCGGTCGTGCCGGCGGCGGTTCTGGCCACCGTGCCGTCGGACAGCCAGGTGACCGGGTCACCGGGGTAGATGTCCGCCGTGGCGTAGGCGCTGGCGATCATCGCCGGGCGCGGCTCGGCCATGCCGACGACCATGCTCCTTGGCTTGAAGAACTGGAAACCGTTGCGGGGGATATTTGCTCGGGCCATTGCTCAGCTCTCCTCAGACCAGGACGGTCCGCTCGGTGATGGTGGTCGTGTGGCCAGGCTTCGTGGGTTGCATGATCTCGGACATCAGCTGCGCGTGACGCCTGCGCTGCGGATCGCGGGCCTGCAGCCGCTCCCAGTCCACCGTCGGCATCTTCATGAGGGTGAGTTCCTTCTCCTTGATGAGCTCGCCCCGGTGCTTCGCCCCGAAGTAGAACTTCGGGTGCGCACAGGTGGGCGACCACCGCTCTTCGATCCAGCCGCGGTGGCCGAGCCGACCCCGGTCCTTGTCCGACGCCCAGAAATAGCGGAAGTCGGGGTCCTCGTTGGCCAGCTTCAGCGGGTCGTAGTCGCCATCGATGGGGGCGTCCTCGGCGTCGTGCCTGACCTTCGCCTGCCGCGTGCGGCGGACGTCTGCCAGCGTCTCCGCCAGGTGCTCTGTCGCCACCAGCTTGCGGGGCCGCCCCCGCTTCCTCGGCGCCTCGGCTGTCGGTTCCTCGACGCCCTCACTGCCCTCTTCGATGTCCAATGCGCGACCCACTCTGGCCACGGTGCGTTTCGCCACCACCGTCCGGGGAGCGCGCGGCCCTGGCGCTCGGGAGGCATGACGCTCAGCCGTTCTGCGGTCTTACCCAGTGGCGCTCGCGGCTGAATGTCGCCTGGGCCTGACCCGGTCAACCGTGCCCGTCGGAGACGGAGGCTGTATTCAAGCTAGTAGGCCCCTAAATTGGGCCTGTCCAGCGGTATTTATTATTTGCGCATCGAGGCGAGGGATTTTCCGACCGTGCTTTTCCATTTATTCACGGCAGCCGCCCGGTCCAATTGGGGGTACATGACGGTCGCCGCAGCCTCGATATCCGGCTCCAGGCCGGCGTAATCGGGGCCGGCGTTGCCACCGACGCCTCCGCGCCCCGAGCTGCCCGACATCCGGTCGCGTCCATTGCTGTCGCCGCCGGCCGAGAAACTCGACGGCAGGGGGTAGCCGAGGTCTTTCGCCACCAGCGCCGCAGCCTGGCGGAGTGTGGTGTACAGCACGTTGGGGTCCGACATGTTGCGCTTCTCGGTCCTCGCCAGCTTCGCCGCGTACCCCTCGACCATCGCCTTGGCGTCGCGGTCGGCGCTCTCGGGGTGGAGCCACGGGAACTCCGCCGCCAGGCTCTGGCCCAGGGGGGAGGGGCCGCGGGGCGGCGGCGCCTTCTTCGCGTCGTGCATCTCCGCGCCGAGTTTCCCGTACTCGACCTGGAGGTCGCGGAACTCCTCCACCGCGCTGGGGTCTCGGTCCAGCCGGGCCAGCACCTTCTGGTATTGCGCGTCGAGCGTCTTCTTGCGGGCCACCAGCGGGTCCTCCCGCGGCGGCCGGCTGGCCTCCACCGACTCGGCGATGCGCGCCGACATCTCCCGCAGCCGCTCGTTGAGCTCGCGGTTCTGCGTGGTCATCGCCCCGAGGGCGCGGTTGAGCTCCTGGTTGCGGCGCCAGTCCTCGCGCCGCTCGGCGCGCGTCGGCCGGCGGGGGACGTCCTGGCCAGGCTGCGCCTGCTCCTCCGTCGGCGGTTGCCCGTCCGTTGTCTCCTGCTGGGGCTCAACCCCTTCACCCGGGTCACCCACGGGCTCGGTGCCCGCCTGCGATTCTCCGTTTGGCTGCGTCTCCGGTTCCATCTGGGTCTCCTTACGTTACGGGCTTTACGAGGTGCATCCCCCGGCCGGCGTCGTCGGCCACGAATACAATCTTCATCAGCTGCTCGGGCCCCCACAGGCGGGTGTCGAGGTCGAAGCTGCCGCGGATGTCCCGCACGTTCAGCAAGAGGACGTCCTCCATGCTCCGCACCGTCCCGCCGGTGAACCAGTGGACCGGGGTTTCCTCGCCGCTGTATTTGCCCCACTTCACGATGTCCCCGATCAGGACGCCGTGGGAGCGCATCCAGTCCCGCGCCGTGCAGCCAGCCTTGAGCAGCAGCCCCAGGTTGATCACCTTCTGGTGGGCGATGGTGCGCCCCTCGTCCACGTCCAGGGTGTGGTCGGGGATCACGATGCCGCCCTCGGTCTTCTGCTCCTTGGCCTGGAGGCGGTAGACCATGACGTCGTCATCTGTCGGCTGAAACGGGATCTCGGGCAGCCGCAGCTCGCGCGTGCGCGTCGCCAGCAGCAACGACGACAGCTGCTCCAACTCCTCCCAGCGTGCGAACTCTTGCTTGGTGTACGCCGCCGTCGGCACGAAGTACTCGCCCAGTTCGCTCATGGCAGCGCCCCCTGGCCCCAGTGCTCCTCGATCAGCAGGCGCAGCTCGTTGCGGGCCCCGTAGTACTGCAGGCGCTGCTCACTCTGGCTGTCCGGGCCGCACAGGGATATTAGGTTGCTCTCCAGCTCCCGGAGGCGGCCCAGGAGGTGGTCCCGCAGGCGGTGGGTGCCCGGGTGGGCCATCCATTGCTCCATTACCTGATCCATGCGGTCCTCCTGGTGGTCCTGGTGGTGGCTTGTCGGGCCCGCCGGGGCCTGGCGGCATCCCGCCGGTGCCGGGGGCCGGCGTTGCGTTGGGCATCGGCGATGCCAGGATCAGTTCGGCCTGATCTGACATCTCCAGCGCCCGGAAGTACTCGGCGGCGGCGTTTCTGATGAGCATCACGCCCGTCTGGGGGTCGACGATGGGCACCGGGCCCGCGGCGGCCTGGCAAACCTGCATTGCGACGTTGAACCCCTGCAGGGCGGTCTTTTCTCGCTGCGGGCGGCTCGATAGCTCGGGATCGCAGGTGAAAAACACGTCGAACTCGTCGATGTAGTCCTCTTTCGTGACTACGAACTCCTCGACCTCCTGTTCCGGGGCTGAAGCCTCCATCGGCGAGCCCGGAGGGGGCTTCGCGGCGTCTTTCACCTCGAAAAAGCTGTCCGGCTCCTCCAAGGTCTGCGAAAGGAGGTACGCGAGCACCTGGATCTCGTTGCCGCGGGCCCGGTTGTACCTCACGGCGATCATTGAGATGTTGTCGGAGGCGTTGGAGGCCCGAATCTCCGTTTCCGCGGCCGTTTGGCCGCTCATTCCGGGCGCGCCGCCGATGATATCGTCCGCGGTCACCTGCTGGACGGCCCGATCTTGCCTTTCCTCGACCTTGAAGGCGTTGGGGTCGCCCTGCGGGAACTGGAATTGGAAAATGGCCTTCCCCACCTGCTCCGGAGGCAGCGGGACCTCGATGCCCTCGCCCAGAACGAGCTTGAAGTCGCCCCTCGGCATGCGCGCCTGCCTCGAATAGAGGAACGTGGGGAGCAAATTCATCCGCATCAGCGACACGTACAGGCTCATCACCTCGTTTGCGGTGATGTTGTGGCCCTCGATGAGGTACCCGAGCCCGTAGCCGTAGATGCCGTCGGGGTTTGGCAGCGCCACGTAGTGCGTGAAGCGGTTGTGGGGCACCTTCCGGGCCGGTTTCGGCGGCGGAGTGGGCTGCGGAGGTGGCCCAGGGTGCTGCATCGGCACCGGGGTGGGCATCCCGGTCATCGGATCAGGCGGTCCCTGGTCGTAATCGCCGTTCTGGAACCGCACCATGCGGGACGTGTAGTCGGCCATCTTCGCCTGCAGCTCCACGTTCTGCAAAAAGAGCTCGTGCTTGAAGCGCGCGGCGTCCTTGGGGTCGTCCTTCTCCCGCAGCACCAGCCGCAGCACTGTGCTGGTGCCTGAATCCACGCACACCGTGACCGGCCGCTGGCGTTTCTCCCCCGGCAGCGCCAGCCAGAGGTCCTGCTCGAGGATGGTGCGGGGGGCGTCGGGGTCATCCGTGGGCTCGGCGGTGCCCATCAGCTTGTCCTGGGCGGCCTTCACCGGCATCTCGTCGGTCTTCGGCGCCTCCCCGGCCCCGGAGTCCATCGGTGCCCCGTCCTTGCCGTAGGGACGCGGGAACAGCTTGTCGACGTTGGCGTAGTAGGCCACCCCGGTCTCCGGGTCGGGGTCGCCCATCGCCTCCAGCTCGTGGCGGTGGTACTCCTTGCGCCAGGTGATCCTGGGGACGTCGGCCAGGTCCACCCGGTCGCTGGTGTGCTTGTAGGGCAGGATGAGGTTGTCGGTGCTGATGAACTCGAACTTGCACCGCCGCTCCACCGGGTCGTAGAACCACACCGAGAACTGCGACCCGAAGATCAGAGTCGCCAGCCCGCCGCGGTCGTGCGACGGGATGTACTCGGGGCACCGCTTGCGCACGTACATGTTGAGGTGCCGGGTGCGCTTTCTCGCCAGTTGCTTCTGTTCCGGCCGGGTGGCCACCGCCCCGCAGATGTCCCCGGTGGCGGGGAAGAAGTGCTTGTGCAATTTGGAGTGGAACATCAGCGCCGCCTTGGTCAGGTACGGCAGGTGGACGTACAGCACGTTCTTCTGGTCGGTCTTCCCCGGGATCTCGCCGCCGAACAGCTTGAGGTGGCGGGCCTGCGTCTCCCTCCACTTCTTGCCGCTCTCCAGGTCCATCTCCTTGTTCTTGATGACCCGCGCTGCAATGGCCCGGAGGGTGTCCTCGGGCAGCGTCTCGGCCAGGTTCACGATGCTGGCGTAGTCGGGCGGCGGCATCGGCGGGCCGCCCTCGGCCATGGGGTCATCCGGCGGCCCCGGCGGCAGACCCGGGCCACCTGGGGACATGCTGGGGGCCTGCAGATCATCCATGGGAGTACCAGTCCGGCAAGGTGTGGGCGTTCTTCGTCTGGCGGAACTTCAGGAGCTCGTAGACCACCCCCTGGCCGGGCGGCAGCGGCTCGTCGGCCGTGCCGGACAGCGGGCGCGACAGCGCGCCGTAGCCCAGGGCATCGAGGTCGTGGTCGTCCTCGGTGGTGTCCCAGCGGTCCGGGTTGTGGGGGTCGATGGGGATGCTGGGGATGGTCACGATCGGCCCGGTCTCGTCCCACTCACCGTTGGGGAGCTGGAAGCGGGTCTTCGCAGTCGAGAAGAACCTCAGTCCCGCCACCATGTCGTCGCCCTTCCCGGTGGGCGTCCGCCGGCGGAGCCGGCTTCTGATCTGCTCCGCCGCGCTGTCGGGGTCCTTGTTCGAGCGGATGAACCCCGTCCCCATCTGCTGCAGCACCTCGCCGCGGGATGGCCCGGTCTCGCCCTGCTTGCTCCACAGGGCGGCGTCCATCGGCCCGTACACCGTGGAGCAGTCGTTGACCTCGTCCCACTCGGGGCCGGTCACCAGGATGCGCTGGCCGCCCACCGTCACGTAGAGCGGCTGGGACTCAATCTCCCGTATCCGCCGGCCCAGGTCCTCGACCGTCATCCCGGTCTTGCTGAAGCTGCGGTAGATTATCCAGTTGTCGTCGGGGTCCACCGCCCCCCACAGCACCGAGCTGCGGGCGCGGAAGCCGTAGTCGCCCATCTTGAACTTGAACATCCCCCGCGGGAGGGTGAACGGGATGCAGAGGTGGTACCTCGGATCCCAGTCCTCCCCCACCCAGCTGCCCTCGCCCACGTCCCAGTCGTTGTAGAGCAGGGCGCGGATGGTCGCCTGTGAGTGCCGGCGGAGCGTCGCCTCGTACTCGCCCGACTCCATCAGCGCCGGGTTGTCGAACAGGTTCGACGGGATGTACACCTGATAGGCTTTCACCCGCCGGCCGTCCTCGAGCACGGTCTCCGTGTAGACCGGCTGCTCGGGGGGCGCGGGCTTGACGTACTTCCGCTTGATCCACTGCTTGGTGGCCCCGCCGATGGGGTTGGTCAGCAGGTACAGCTGGAGGTCGGCGGCCAGCACCGAGTCGTCGGTGCGCAGGCGCTGATCCATCTTCTCAATCTGCAGAATCTTGAACTGCGTGGCCTCGTCGAAGACCACCAGGGTGTACTGACCGCCCCAGTACTTCTCCCAGTCGTGCTCGTGCTCCATCCCGCCGAACTGCACGATGTAGCCGTTCGGGTACTCCGCGTACTTCTGCTGCTCGTTCCAGCGGACGTTGGCGTCGACCCGCCGGTAGTAGTTGCGGAAGTCGTTGACCACCTGCTGCGTCTCGGGGATGGTCCGCCGCAGGAACAGCGACCACCCCTTCGACAGCACGCCGGTCTCTCGCCAGGCCGCCTGCGCCTTGATCCACTGCTTGAGCCAGAGCCGCGAGCCGATGAACGTCTTTGCGCCCCCAGCTCCGCCGCCGCCGAGCACGTAGCGTTCTCTTGCTGTCCACAGCTTCGTCTGCTGGCCCAGGAACGGGCAGAACAGCACCTCGGGGGGCAGGTGCTCGCGGCAGATCAGCTTGCCCTGGTAGTCGTGGCAGGCGGCGTTCTCGCAGCCCGGGTTGGCGCAGTGGCCGAAGGGCAGGCTGCGGAACCCGTACTTGTTCCGGTTGTCGATGGTGGCGGTGGCGGGCGGCTGGTTCACCCTGACCTCACTTCGATCCAGAGGTCCCAGTCCAGCACCGCGTCCTGGCCCCCGCCCGAGTTCACGTCGCTGGCCAAGATCGAGAGGTGGTTGTTGCTGAGCGCGAACGCCAGCTGCATCGCCGAGTGGCTCACCACCGGCGGGTGGACGTCCAGCACCGCCCCGAGTTGCACCACGCCGGCCGACAGGTCGGCCGCCCGGAAGTAGAACGCCCTTCTCTCCCACATCCCGTAGATGGTCGGGCCGATGCCCGAGGCAATCGCGTACACCGCGAGGGAGGCGTGGGTGTTGTGGGGCATCTCGTCGGGGTCGGTCCAGACGGGCCCGGTCTGCCCGTTGCCGCTGGTGTGCGCCACCACCTTGCGCTGGTAGACCCGGTTGGCCGCCGTGCGGAGCTGGTTGATCAGCAGCACCTGCTCGCGGGCCGGCACCCCCTCCGAGGTGTACCCGGACTCAACCGGGGGTTTCATCGTTGCCTTCCGGCGGCGCGGGCGGCAACGGCTGGGCTTCCTGCAGCTGCGGCGCCTGGGTGGGCGACACGATCACGGCGTCGACGAAGGGCCGCTGGCCCTCCTCGCCGCGATACCGCAGCAGCGACCGCTCGTGGGTCATCTGCAGGTAGAACGGCGACTCCCGCTTGCTCATCTTCGCATCGCAGGCAATCTGCAGTTCCTGGCGCGTCCACCCCAGCGCCTTGAGCTGGTCATCCGGGCACTCCATGAGCTCGAACGCGTGCTCGGGGCTCATGATCTCCCGCGCCCGGCCGGCTGCTCGGATCACGCACGCGTCGTCCTCCACCACCTGGGCCAGGATGGACGCCAGGGCATTCTCTCGCTCCCGCACCAGCGGACTGGGCTGCCGGTTGCGGGCGAGAGCCTTGCTCATTTCTTGGAGACGACCTCCGGGTCAGGGTGGCCCTTCATGTGCTTCAGGTCGGGGTCGACGAGTGCCTGCTTTTCGGGGTGTGAGCCCGTCCCGAAGTCCCCGACGACATGGTGTTGCTGTGCGCCCTTCTTCTGGTGCTTGTCGCCCGCCTCCCCCCGCACGCGCTTCTTGTCCTCGTCGGCCGAGTGCTCCACGAGCTTCTCGTGGGCCTCCGATAGCGCCTTGTCGAGCTCCTGGGCGTCGACCGTCACCCGCATGCCTCGGCCACCGCCGGCGGCCGGCAAGATCAGCACGATATTGTCGGGTGCCTGGTGGTGGACGTGAATCTCCTCCGCGTCGCTCACGACAACCGGGGTGGCGTCGCTCTCGGGGGCATACAGAACCTTCGCTGTGGCCATGGGATCATCCTTTCTTCGGAGCCGGGTAGCCGCGCTTCGTGGTGCGTAGGAAGTCGTCCAGATCAGCCCCCTTGATCAGGTACAGGCCCCCACCTGGCGTCTTCTTCGCCGGCAAGTCGCCCCGCTTTATCCAGAAACGGACCGCATCGGGCTGAACACCGCAGGTGCGCGCAACCTCGTCCACCCGATACCACCATTGCTTTGGGTCATTGCCGTAGCGGCGGTAACCAGCTGCCGTCCACCGGGGCAATTGCTCGCCGGCATTGTTCGTCCAGTGGTAATCAGGCGGCGCGCCCGTGATCGGATGCAGGTGCTGCACCTTGCAGTGAGCGTAGAGACAGGTGCCGAGGTACGGCACAGGACCCTCCTCGGCCGCTCGCTTCTCCGCGACCCCGGGCGCCTTGATCAGTCTCTCAGGTCCCCACACTCGGTAAGACGGTTACACGTTCGCGCATGGCCGTCGAACGAGCTGCTCTCAACAACGCTGTTGCTAACTCGGCTTCGTCCGGGGTGAGCGCCGCGGGATCCTGCCCTTGTCGCCGAGCAGCCAGACCGTCACGTAGGTGCGCACAATCCGCGTCTTTTCACGCGCTTCCGCCGACAGCACGCCGAAGTACGCCTCGGCGAAGCGTCGCTCCGAGAACAGCGCCTCGGGCACTTTCTCCCCCTCCGAGAGCAGCCCCCAGTAGACCCGGTCGTCCGTCACCGGCTCCTGTTCGGCCCGTGCTGTAACCTTCTTTACCTTGTTGCCCATGACGTTTCCCTCTCTGGCCTCTCTGCGACGGACGGTACTCGTCATCGACACCAACTTGGGGGATTGTGATGGCGCTGTCATCGCTAGCGATGCCAGCGATGAAAGCACGACCTCCCGTCGCGCGCAAGGCGGCGAAGGGCGTCCTGTCCGCCCTCTTCCACCCGCGGCGATCTCGCGCTTTCGGCTCCTCTGGTTGCGCATTGTCGGCACCCTACCTGTGGGCTGCTGGGGCCTTCAATTGGCAAATGCTGTTGATGCTGTCATAGAGAGCTGAATGTGTATTTCCAGTCTTGCAGATCACCCCGGGGCATCTGATACGGTGCCGAGCAACGGAGGGACCATGGCCACCACCCTTTCCGAGGTAGAGGCGGACTTGCTGGAGCTGGCCAGCGCGGTGGAGACGCTGGGCTCCGTGCTCGAGGACCTCCTGGCGCTGGCCTGGGCCCAGGGCACCATCCGCGGCCCGCAGCTCGGGGAGATGCGGGTGCGGGCCAAGGTGGCCCACGAGGCCGGCGCCCGCCTGCGGGAGCCGAAGCCGTGACCGACGCCGAGTTGCTGCCGTGCCCGTTCTGCGGGGCCACCCCGCACCCGCCCGAGAACGACACCTACGGCGGGTACTGCGTGTGCTGCCCGACGTGCGACGACATCGGGCACAGCTACGCCAGCGCGGAGGCCGCCGTTGCCTCATGGAACCGGCGCGCGCCCGACCTGGCCGCCCACGCCCGCGGCGCGGCCGAGGAGCGGGCGGCGGTGGTGGTGTGGCTGGACCTAAAACGCCGCATGGACCCGGTTGAATTAGGGAGATGCATCGCCCGCGGCGAGCACCGGCGCGAGGAGGGCGGGTGATGGCGAGCTGGGCGGAGCGGGCGGCCCACGAGCACGTCTCAGCATGGGTCAGCCTGGGTGGCTCACCTCGCGTGGAGAAGCTTGTGCTGGAGGCCGTCACCGACGCCATCAGGGAGGCGGTCCGGCGGTGCGAGGTGGCCCGGGAGGCGGCGCTGACGTGTCACATCTGCCAGGCCAACCCGACCCTCTGCTCGAAGATGCACGCCCCCGAGGTGGTGGTCCTGGCAATGCTCGCCGACGACGGCGGGGAGGCGGGCGGTGGCTGACGAGGCGGTCAGGAACGTCTTCCGGCTCATGGCGGAGGTCAACAACCTCCGCGCCGCCCTGGCCACGGCGCTGCGGGAGCGGGACGATGCGCGGGGGGAGCTGGAGCGACTGCGGGGGGTCAAGGGAGCACTCGCCTGTTTGCAAGACGACTGGGACCGCAAGCTGGAAGAAGCGACATTCGCCGTGGCCACCGAGCGCGACGCCCTCCGCGCCGCCATCGAGCCGACGGAAGATGTCATCGAACACCTCAAGCAAGTCGACGGTCGCCTGAGCCACGCTGACGTCCGGCGGCTCCTCGCCGAGATCGCCGCGCGGGCGAAGGGGGCCGGGTGAGGAAGCCGGCGCTGCGGGAGGGGTCCGACGAGGACACGGTGAGGATCGACCGCCACGTCGACGCCATGATCGTGTGGCTCAAGTCCCGCGCGCTCCAGCCTGGCGATGCCCTGGAGGTGATGCTCAATGCGCTCCTGCGGATCCACGGCCACCAGCACGAGCAGGGGCAGGACGCGCTGGAAGACGCGCTGGAAGACGCGGTGAAACTCATGAGACAGCGACGACAGGGGGACGCGTGAGCAACGTAATCAAGATGCCGGGCACAAGAGACCTCCCCAGGAACCGGAAGGCCGCCGCCTCGCGGATGGACACGGTTCTCGTCACCCCCTCGGCGGTCAAGGCGTGGAAGGATCCGCCCTTCCAGCGGCCGTTGCGGGTGAACGACAAGGTGAGGCACCTCGCCGAGGAACTGAAGGGGAACGGCGGCATCATCCCCGGTGTCCTGACCCTCGGGGAACTCGGCCGGGAGACCTACCTCGTGGACGGGCAGCACCGCAAGGAGGCGTTCCTCATGTCGGGGCTCGCGGAGGGCATCGTGGATGTCCGCATTTGCACCTTCGTCGACATGGCGGAGATGGGGGAGGAGTTCGTGATCTTGCAGTCGAGTCTGGTGCGCATGCGGCCCGATGACATCCTGCGGGGCCTGGAAGCGACGCTGCAGCCGCTGGTGGAACTGCGCAAGCGGTGCCCGTTCATCGGCTACGACCAGATCCGACGCTGCACCAACTCCCCGGTGGTGTCCATGTCCTCTGCCATCCGCTGCTGGGTGGGCTCGGCCAATGAAGTGCCGGCCGCCGGCGGCGACTCGGTGACGGCACTGGCCCGTGACCTCACCCAGGACGACGCCGACCACATGATCCAGTTCTTCAACTCGATGGCCGCTGCCTGGGGGCGCGATCAGGAGTACTGGCGCCTGTGGTCGAACATCAACGTCACCATCGTGGCCTGGCTGTGGCGGCGCACGGTGCTTTCCCAGTACTCGCAGAAGTCGGTGCGCCTCACGGTCGCGCAGTTCATCGAGTGCGCGATGAGCCTGTCCGCTGATGGGGGCTACCTCTCCTGGCTTGTCGGCCGCCAGCTCTCTGACCGCGACCGCTCGCCCGCTTACGCCAGGATCAAGTCGATCTTCGCGGCCAGGGTGAAGGAGCGGACGGGCAAGCCTGCCGTGTTCCCCGCGCCGCCCTGGTCTTCGTCGCACCATGCGCCGAAGAGCGTGAATTGAACCAACCGAGGAGGACCGAACATGTCGTTGCTGTGGCTGATCGTGGTGATTCTGCTGGTGCTGTGGGCGGCGGGGAACTGGGCCCCAGGCTCGCCGGTGCGGGGCAACAACCTCGTCCACGTCCTGCTGGTGATCGTGGTGATCATCGTGCTCTACAACCTGCTGGTGGGCGGCGGGCTGCACATGGGCGGCGGCATCCACTTCCGGTGAGTCGGTGGAGCCCACGGGGGACTTCTGGTGGTCGTCGGCCGAGGCGCGGCGGCTCGACCACGAGGTGAACGTCGCCGGCCAGGCGCTGGCGGAGACGCTGCGACAGGCGGCGGGCAGGCCGGACGGGAGGGAGCTCATCCGCGCCGCCCTCGCCCGGGTGGATAGCGCGCTCGACGCCTACTACGAGTACCGGCGAGGAGGAGGGAGACCATGATGTACGAGTGCGAGAAGTGCCGGGTGATCATCAACCTCTCGATCGACCCCGACCCCCTGCCCAGGCTGGCGCCGGACTTCGATCCCACCGCCTGCCCCGAGTGCGGGGTGCCGATGAACGCCACCGGGCCGGCGATGGTGGAGCCCGAGGAACTGCGCAGGCTGTACAGACAGTTCAGGCACCTGCGGGAGCCGGTGGCAAGGAGCGTGGAGAAGATCAGAAAGGGGGTGGCAGGGCTGCTGGAGATACTCGACCCCATGACGCCGAAGATAGAGGAACTGCTGCAGCTGCTGCCCAGGATGTTCCCCGTGCGCGACGACGCGATGCTGGCCCTGGCGATGTGCATGCGAACGCTGCGGGCGATGCCGGACGCGGCGGACCCCGCCTCGATCGAGGAGCTGCTCGACCTCGCCGAGATGACCGGCGCACTCGCGTTTGAAGTCGAGCGGGTGCAGGAGGGCATCAGCGTCAAGCTGAAGTACTCGAAGCCGCAGGGGAAGGCAGAGGGAGGGTGAGAGCCATGGGGCCGTTCGAGGACCACGCCGCCATCACCTTCGTCCTGCTGCTGGCCGCGATGCTGGGGTGGGGGGCGGTCTGCTACCACTTCGGAGCCGGGCCATGAAGCCCCGCCGGGAGGACATCCGCAGCGTCGCCCGCGAGCTGGCGGAGGCCGAGCCCGTGGCGATCGTGATGCCCGCGCTCGACGCCTACTCCGTCCTCGCGATCGTGCAGTACGCCTGGCGCAACCCCAACCTCGACGCCCGCGAGAAGGAGCTCATCGAACGCTTCGGCCGCGCCCTGCAGGCGGCCATCGCCCGCCGGGCGCCGAAGGCCGGGGAGACGCTGGAGCTCGGGTGGTACGTCGCCTACGACCAGCCGCCGCGGGGGAGGAGGAACGAGTCGTGAAGAACAAGAAACCCCACCGCGGGGCGCCGCTGCCGGACTTCAGCAAGCTACTCCCGCGGCGCAAGGTCGAGGACGACGAGCCGGCCCCCGCGGCGTGGGTGGGGAAGTACAAGCCCAGGGAATTGGCGGCGGGGGAAAAGCCGCTTCAGCCAGGCGACGCCGAGCGCCTGGCCGAGATATCCCGCCGGCAGCTCGCCTCGCTGCGGGGCAAGCCGTGAGCCTGCCGTGGGCAGAGTATCAGGACGACGATCACTGCGCGTGGTGCGGGCGCCTCCTGCAAGACGAGGATACGGGGCAGGTGAATACCAGCCTGGGGTTCCCGAAGCGCAACTGGGTGCCCATCTGCAAGGACAACGGCGGGTGCGCGTACCGGCTCGGGCTCATCGTCGGTCGCATTGACCTCGCCCACGAGATGTTCGATGAGCCGGGGCCGGCGGCGGGGAAGGGGAGCAAGCCGTGAAGCTATCGACGATACTGCAGCGGGGACGGGCGCGCATCGCTGACCCCAACCACTGGTGGAACGGGGAGGGCAGTACCATGGGACTCCGTGAATGTGCCGTCAGTGCTCTGGAGGGTCTGCCCCGCAACACAGAGGCCCGCACACAACTCGCAGTCCTCGCCCTTTGCCTGTATGACGAACCGACCACGTTCGTGAACGACCACCACGGTCACGCGGCGGTGCTCGCCCTCTACGACGCCGCCATCAGCGCGGCCCTGAGCGACGAGGCGCCGTGACGGGGTTGAACGCCGGGCCGCCAGCGTGCCTCCACGACCCGGGGCTCGCGACGCTGACCAGGGACACGCTCCGCCTCGTGTACACCTGGCGCTGCTGGAAGTGCGGGCGGGTCATGGAGACCCAGACCGAGGTCATCGCGCTCCTGCCGGCGCGAGACAGGGTGCTGTGGCCGTGACGGGGTGGGAGGGGAAAAGGGTGCACCGGCTGGTGTTCGGTCACTCGTGGTGCGGGGTGCCGGCGGGGATGCCGGACGAGTGGCCAGCCGGGCACGCGTGGTCGAGCTACTGGCACGAGGTCAGCTGCCCCGATTGCCTGAAGACAAAGTCGGACTGGCCGCGGGAGGGGGCGGCCCCGCCGGGGGCGCCGAAGATCACCGGCGGCGGGCCGCCGAAGCCGAAGGGAGGGTGAGGGAGCGGTGGACCGCGGGTGGCGGGGCGTGGCGGCGGGGGCCTCCGTCGGCTTCGTGGTGGCCAACTGCGGGCTGGCGGTGCTGGCCGCGGCCGTCGGCGACCGCCTCACCGCGTGCTTCTCCCTGGCCTGGGCCACGCTGTTTGCCCTGGGGCTCCTGGTACTCCGCGGCCCAGACTGACTCCCATGGGGAGAGACGGGGAGCGGAGCTCGGGGCGGTGCCGCCTTCACGGCCGGCTCGAGGGCCGCCACTGCGACGCGTGCGAGGGAGGGCCCGGGCCGGGGCCGGCGGCTGCGGTGCCGGCCAGGGGGCGGGTTTCCAGACCAGCGCGAACCCTGTCCCACACGCCTGCACCCGATTTCCTCACAGGCGGTTGTCCGGATCCGGATCCGGATCCGGATCCGGAACCGGCG